ATCCAAGAACTCAAAGCCCTCGTTGACGCACAAGCAACAGAGATAGCAGAACTCAAAGCAAAGGTGGGGGTATAAATGGCTATCAGTACGATTGGACAAAACGGGTTAACAGTACCGTTAACCTCAAACACCATAACAAGCGCATCCGCTACAAACCTGACATTGCAGTCTGCTGGCACTACTGCGGTAACTATTGATACTTCACAGAATGTGGGGATTGGCACTACTTCTACTTCAGCAAAACTATCAGTATCATTAGGTGGTGTATCAACACTTGGGCAACAAAGCAATCAAGCATTAGCGTTGCTTGGTGGTGGTTCAAACAACCAACTTTGTCAAATTGGCATGGGGTATGGTACTGGGGCAACTTACACGCCAACGGCAATAGGCTCAATCACAACGACACAAACTGGCAACACCATTGCAGATTTAATATTTGCAACCCGTAGCGTAAATACAGATACTGCGCCATCAGAGCGTATGCGTATCGATTCCAGCGGTGTGCTTGTTATTGGTAACACATCAGGCTCTGCGGCAACAAGACTAGTTGTTTATGGTTCTGGTAGTGGCTCTAACACTTTAGCAATTTTTAGAAATTCAAATGCCGCAACTTTGGTTAGTTTGGCTGAAAATGCAACAAGTTGGGCGGCTGGTTCTGACCCTAGACTAAAAAATATTACTGGCACTTACACAACCCCACTTGCGGATATTGCTCACATTAGACCAATTAAATTTACTTGGAAAGCGGATTCAACAAATGCTCCACAAGTAGGCGTAGATGCAACAACAGTAGAACCCGTAGTGCCAGAAGCGATAGGCAGAACAAAACTAATTGAAGGTGATGAAACAGAATATTTGACTGTTAAATACCAAGAACTTATACCGCTAATGATTGCAAGCATCCAAGAACTCAAGGCCATAAACGACCAACAAGCCGAAACAATCAACGCACTAACCGCCCGTATAGAAGCGCTGGAGAATAAATAATGTCCTATATCGGGAACGCCCCCATATCAGCCGCCTTCCTTGTAGATACATTCTCAGGGACAGGTAGCCAGACTGCTTTTACTATGACGGTCGCACCTGCGAATACGTCATCCATCATTGTTGCCGTTACAGGCGTGTTGCAAGACCCAAGCACATACTCTGTATCAGGCACAACCCTGACCTTCTCAGCCGCTCCACCAAGCGGTACATCGAACATATCAGTCCGCTATTTGGGAATTCCAGCAAGCGGAGTAACGACTACAGCCTACAGAACCGTAACGAACACAACCGCTACGGCAGGACAGACATCATTCACCATTCCCTCATACACAGTGGGATACGTGGACGTATACAGAAACGGTGTCTATCTGCCAACATCAGACTACACAGCCTCAACAGGAACGACAGTAGTTCTAAACAACGCGGCAACAGCAGGTGACACCATCACCACTGTGAGTTTCTATGTAAGTTCGGTGTTGAATGCTATTCCTGCTACTGCGGGTAGCGTGTCGGATAGTTACATTGTGAGTATGGCGGGTTCTAAGTTGACTGGAACACAAGTTATTCCAAAGGCTACTTTGCCAACTGGTTCTGTGTTGCAAGTGGTAAATGCTACTTACGCAACCGCAACAAGTACAACTTCAACGACATTTGTTTCAACTGGTTTAACTGCATCCATAACACCATCAAGTGCCAGCAATAAAGTTTTGATTATGTTTTCTAATCCTTTAAGCAGTCCAGCCGCAAATGATGCAACTACTGCAACAGTTTTTAGAGGAACAACGTCAGGAACAAATCTCGGTGCTTCTGGTTTAGGTTTTGGTGTAGCGCAAGGCCCAGGCGGTGCAAATGAACGCTCAATTGTTTCTGGAATGTATCTTGATTCTCCTGCAACTACGTCATCTCAAACTTACACAGTTGCATTTAGAGTTGAATCAAACTCGGGTGTAGCACAGGCGGGAAATGCTATGGCAACCCTCACTCTCATGGAGATAGCGGCATGAATAAGCACGAAGCAATTTACGCTACGCATCCATCTGTGGTTACTATCCGTGGTGACGATGCTTTTGATGCCGACAATAACCCTGTTCAGTATGACGAAGCAGTGGTGCAAGCCTACATTGACGCTCATTCCTACATAGCCAAAAGACAATCAGAGTACCCTTCTATTGGCGACCAACTAGATGCACTATGGAAAGGTGGAGATGCCCAAACAGAAATGCTGGCTAAAGTAATGGCAGTGAAAGCCAAGTATCCCAAGGAGCAAGCATGACACTAGCAGTAAACATCGCGCAAGGCGGCTCAAACAACGTCACCTTTAGAAACAAAATCATAAATGGGGCTATGGTCATAGCACAGAGAGGAACGTCTGGGTTTAGTGAGACTGGTGCTGGTCAATACACGCTTGATAGATGGCAGGTGGCAGGGGCTAGTCCCGGTGTTTTTTCTATTGCTCAATCTACTACAGCACCTACTGGATATATAAATTCTTTATTGATAACGGTAACAACAGCGGATGCTTCACTATCAGGCGCTTCATATCAACTTCAGCAAAAAGTTGAAGGTTTAAACATTACCGATTTGGATTGGGGTCTTTCAACTGCAAAGCCAGTAACTTTATCTTTCTGGGTACGTAGTTCTTTAACAGGTAATTTTGGTGGTGTTTTGACTAACAACAACTATGATTGGACATACCCATTTAGTTACACAATTTCATCTGCCAATACATGGACTCAAATAAGCGTAACTATTGCTGGTCCAACTAGCGGAACATGGCTTACAACCAACGGAAATGGAATTCAACTTGTTTTTGGTTTAGGCGCGCAAGTAGCAAGAACTGCTACGGCGGGTGTTTGGGCTAACACTGTAGCGCGTCAACCAACAAGTTCTGTAAATCTTATTGCCACAAACGGAGCAACCTTCTACGTTACGGGCGTTCAGCTTGAAGCAGGGACAACAGCATCTCCATTTGAGTACCGTCAGTATGGTACGGAGTTGGCTTTGTGTCAGAGGTATTTTCAAGACGGTGGTTTTTCAATGGCTGGATATACGTTAAACACAGAAGGATTTGGTGGCTCTGTTTATTTCTCTGTTACAAAAAGAATAGCCCCAACAATTGTATTTAGTAATGTAGTAAACAATAACAATGTAGGTTGCAGTGCTTTTTCAATTAAAGTAAGTGACTTTCGCGTTCAGGCTACAGCAAACGCTACTACAAGACAATTTCTTTCTTGTGACTACACAGCATCTGCGGAGTTATAAATGTACAAACTAATAAAAGATTTTCTAACTGGTCAAACTAACATCGTACAGCGCATAAGCGATGGTGCTTGCATCCCATTTGACCCAGACAACACCGACTACCAAGCCTATCTTCGCTGGCTTGAAGAAGGCAACACCCCATTGCCAGCAGAGGAGAACCAATAATGGCTTTAACGCAAGTTGATCAAGGTCTGCTGGGTACGTATGCCCAGTACACAGGGTTTAAAAATAGAATTCTGAACGGCCAGATGGTGATAGACCAGCGTAATGCGGGGGCTAGTGTTACTCCTAACGGAACATACACCTTAGATAGATGGTATGGTGATAATTCTCAAACAGGAAAATTTACTGTTCAACAAAATGCTGGCTCTGTAACTCCCCCTGTTGGATTTATTAACTATCTTGGGGTTACTTCATCTTCAGCATATTCTGTTTTATCAACTGACGAATTCCGTATTGGACAGCAAATTGAAGGATTAAACTGCACTGACCTTGCGTGGGGTACTGCTAATGCGGCAACAGTTACATTATCTTTTTGGGTTCGTAGTTCCTTAACTGGAACTTTTGGCGGTGCGCTTGGTAATAGTGCAAACAATCGTTCATATCCATTCTCTTACACAATCTCTTCTGCTAACACATGGGAACAGAAGTCCATAACTATTGCTGGTGACCAATCTGGCACATGGCTTACCACTAACGGCAAAGGCATAAATGTACAGTTTAGTTTGGGTTGTGGCTCTACATATTCGGGTACGGCAAATACTTGGGCTGGTGCTTTCTATATCCAACCAACAGGAGCAACATCCGTAGTAGGCACAAACGGAGCAACCTTCTACATAACAGGCGTACAACTCGAAAAAGGCTCAACAGCAACTAGTTTTGATTACCGCCCTTATGGTACTGAGTTGCAGTTATGTCAGAGGTATTATCAAAGACTAGGTTCTTTATCAGGTGGTTATGTTGGTTTTGGTTCTGGCAGAGGAGCAGGCGGTACTAGTGTTCTTGTTTACATAAAATACGCAAATACTGTAAGAGCAACTCCTACAATAAGCCAATCTAATACAGCAGTAAACGTGCCATCACAATATGCTGTAACTTCATTAGGAACTATCTATTATGGAACTGATAGTGCTGGTCTTGAATTAAATGTGACTACATCTGTTGCGTCTGGTGGTGCGGCTGTTTGGCTTGGAAATAATAATTCATCTGCTTATGTAGACATTTCTGCGGAGTTATAAAAATGTACCAACAAGTTTATTCAGATACAGAAAAAAAAGTATCCACATTTCATATTCGTAGATTATCAGATGGTGCTATTGTCCCATTCGACCCCGCTAACACCGATTACCAGCAATATTTAGCATGGCTTGAGGCGGGAAATACGCCTTTGCCTGCAGACGAACCCACGGCATAATCCATCTAAAGGAAAACCACTATGTCAAGTACATATTCAACCAACCTAGCCATCGAGTTGATTGGCACGGGAGATCAGGCCGGTAACTGGGGGTCAACTACCAACACAAACCTCGGCACGCTGATCGAGCAGGCTATCTCTGGCTACACAACCTACGCTTGTTCGGGGGGCACTGACACCCTTGCGATGACTAACGGCGCATCAGCCACGGCTAGAAATATGTTCCTTGAACTAACAGGGACAGGTGGTGGCACACTGGTTGTGCCTTCCAACAAGAAACTCTACTTCATCTACAACAATACTTCTAGCGCCATCACCGTCAAAGTAAGCGGGCAAACAGGCGTGTCAGTCCCTGCGGCAGCAAAGATTGTCCTAGTGTCCAACGGCACGGATGTGGTAGTGGCTACTAACTATATGGTGTCTCCCACCTTAGCCAACCCAACTTTGACTGGCACTCCTCTGGCCCCCACTGCGGCGGCGGGTACGAACACAACCCAGATTGCAACAACGGCATTCGTGACTTCAGCGCTTGTCGCGGCGTATCCAATTGGCTCTATCTATATGAGCACGGTAAGTACAAATCCGGGAACGCTCCTTGGGTTTGGTACATGGGTAGCGTATGGACAAGGCCGGATGCCAATAAGTGCAGACGGTACATACACCGCAGGATCAACTGGCGGTTCGGCAACGACAACGCTGTCTACAACTAACCTGCCAAGTCACACCCACACATTCAGTGCGACAACTGGCGGCATGAGTGCAAATTCAACTCACCAGCATTATGTCGGTTCAAACGACTCTACTGCCGAATATGGCGGCGATGCGGGTAACAGGGAGTTTGTACAGAACTACAACGCTGGTAATGGCCCCGCTACATACACAAACTACGCGGATATCTCTCACACCCACAGCGTGTCAGGTACAACGGACGGCACAGGTTCTGGTACAGCCGTAACAACCATCTCGCCATATATCGCTGTATATATGTGGAACAGAACTGCCTAAGATGTGGACCCTTTCACTCTCCTCATGGCGGCACAAACCGCTGTTGGCTTTATCAAGCAGGGATGCGACTTTCTGCACCAAGGCCGACTTGAACTTGAGGGAGCCAAGAAAACCGTTGAAGGCGTCATCGGCGACGTTAAGGCCATTAAGGGCATCTTTGATTGGTTTGTTGGACTGTTTCGCAAACAGCCTGTTAAGTCAGACGCGCCAAAGCCTGTGGCGAAAGCGGCAAAGACCGTCGCAGTCAAGCAGTCCTACGAAGAACTTGAACTCAAACTTATCAAGGACATCGGTGACAAGTTGGGGTTTCTGTTCGACACACAACAGCAGATAAACGACTACTACCACGAACTAGAGGAGCAAAGTAAAACAAACTACGACCCAACGCAAAACACCAGCAAGAAGGCGATTGAGCGTGCGTTGATTGAGTTACAGATGGAGAAGTTGTTTGAACAGGTGCGTGAGGCGATGGTCTACGCCCCAGCGGAGTTGAAGGATTTGTATAGCAGGTTCTTGAAGATGCACAAGAAGATCGAACAGGAACAGGCTTGGGCTAGGTCAGAGATGTTGAGAAAGAGGCGCTTGGCAAGATGGCGTAAGGAACAGGCAGAGATTTTTTGTATTGAAGTAACAGCAGGAGTGATTGCCGTGGTATTTATCTCTTTACTTTTCGGGTGGCTGATGTGGCAACTGCGCGTCTTATCGGGTGGGTTTTGAGTGCAGTGGCGCTATGTGTAATAGTCGCAACAACCACACTGGCATACGTAGAAACCCTATATATGAAAGCACAACTCAAGCGAGAGATCAAAGAGTTGCGTAGGTTAAAACAGGAACTAAAGGAAAAATAATGTTACCAATAGTTGCAGGAATCGTAGCAAACCTGATTGAAAACGGGATGCACAAGGTCGCCGATCAAGTCGTTGAAAAAGGCGTGGACGCGGTGCAGGAGAAACTGGGCATGGAGTTAAAGCCCCAAGGCCAAGCCACCCCTGAGTACAACGCTAAATTACAAGAGGAAGCAAACAGGCACTCTGAATTCATGGCTGAGTTGGACGAGAAGTCCACCCAGCGGGCAACGGATATGTATATGAACGATGAAAGCACTCGTAAATTTACTCAGCGTTATGCTTGGTTCATAACTTTTATTTCGTTCCTGTATTTCTTCTTAGTGTCATTCCTACCAATAGATAACCACAACCGAGACTTTATCAACATCATCTTGGGTTTCCTGATTGGTACTGCTGTCAACAGTTTGATTCGATTCTTCTATGGTTCAAGTAATAAGAGCCAAGAGGCAGTTGACCAGAAGCAAAAGGAACAGCAGACATGACGCCAAACAACCCACTACTTGTAGCGGCTGGCGTAAAAGACCCTGATAAGTGGATTAACGCCGTCATAGAGACTTGCGCTGAGTTTGAAATTAACACACCACAGCGCGTTGCCGCGTTCCTAGCGCAGACTAGCCATGAGTCTGGTGGCTACACCATGCTTTCTGAAAACCTCAACTACAAGGCTGCCACGCTTGCCGCTTGCTGGCCTAACCGATTTGCCGTACTTGGCCCCGATAAAAAGCCTAAGAAGGATGAGAAGGGAAAGAACATCCCTACCGCAGTGGCTAACAGCATAGCCGGTAAGCCTGAGTTGATAGCAAATTTGGTCTACTCGGCTCGTATGGGAAATGGCCCCGCTGAGTCTGGTGAGGGCTTCGCGTTCAGGGGAAGAGGTCTAAAGCAATTAACTGGCAAGGACAACTATGCGCGGTGTGGTCAAAGTCTTGGCGTTGATCTTGTCGGTAATCCTGATCTGCTACTTGAGCCAATGTATGCTGCAAGAAGTGCCGGGTGGTTCTGGAAGGCCAATAATCTTTCATCGTATGCCGATAAAGGCGACCTAGAAGGAATGACTAAACGTATCAACGGTGGTCTAATTGGGTATGCCGAGCGCAAGGCAAAGTACGACAAAGTGCTTGCTGCTATGAATGTCTAGGATTAGAAATGCCATTACAGAAACTACAGTTTAGACCCGGTGTAAACAGAGAAGGCACGACCCTATCCAACGAGGGTGGATGGTACGACTGCGACAAGATTCGTTTCCGTTCTGGCTACCCTGAGAAGATTGGCGGCTGGCAACGCGACGGCGGGGCTATTAACACCACTGCCCCAACGGGCACTTTTACATCTAGTGGTACGTCAACATCTGCAACACCATCTACAGGCGTGTACTGGGGTATTGCCAAAACACTTTGGAACTGGATCAATCTTACTGGCTACAACCTGTTGTCAGTGGGCACTAACTTAAAATATTATCTACAAAACTCAAGTGGTGGTAGCTACAACGACATCACGCCTATACGCTCAACAACGGCGGCGGGGGCAGTTACTTTCGCGGCTACAAACGGCTCAGCCACAATTACTGTAACTTGCGCAGGGCATGGTGCGCAGGCTGGAGATTTTGTTTGTTTTAGCGGAGCCGCGTCCCTTGGCGGTAATATCACGGCAACTGTGCTCAATCAAGAGTATCAAGTTGTAACCGTTACAAGTAACAACGTATTTACCATAACTGCCACTGCTACAGCGAATGGAAGCGATTCTGGCAATGGCGGAGCCTCCACGGTCGGCGATTTTCAACTTACTACAGGTAATTCAACTTACACCTACGGCACAGGCTGGGGTGTTGGTGGTTGGGGTGGCGTTACTACAGGGTATTCATCTACCGGCTGGGGTTCACCTGCGCCAGCGGGTTTGGGTATTGGCGTGCAGTTGCGTCTGTGGAGTCAGTCTAACTACGGAGAAGATTTAATCTTTAATCCCCGTGGTGGTGCAATGTACTACTGGGCAAATAACTCAAACCCTAACGTCTACGACCGTGGGCAAATTGTTAAGGCTAGTACAGGCATAGTTGTAAAAGGCACTACCTATACGCCCGACTCTAGTTGCCCCTCTGTAGCAAACTTTGTGTTGGTGTCTGACTCTTCTAGGTTTGTGTTTGCGTTTGGTTGTAACGACCCCACGGGCGTATATGCCACGACCGCCCAAGACCCTATGCAGATTCGCTGGTCTGACCAAAACGCGTTTACTCCCGCTACTGGCACAACTATTGTTTGGGCTCCTTCTATTACCAACCAAGCGGGGGGTATTCGTCTAAGCCACGGCTCAACCATTGTGTCTGCTATGCAGACCCGTCAAGAAATTTTGGTGTTAACAGACTCGGCTATTTATGCATTTCAGTACTTAGGGGCACCGTATGTTTGGGGAACTCAACTTCTTGCGGACAACATTTCTATCGTCAGTCCAAACGCTATATCTGTGGTTAACAACGTCACGTACTGGATGGGCGCTGATAAGTTCTATATGTACTCTGGACGGGTGGAAACTCTTCCCTGTGCTTTGCGTCAGTACATCTATGGCAACATCAACTTAACAGAAGCGTTCCAGATTCACTCTGGCACTAACGAAGGCTACAACGAGATATGGTGGTTCTACCCATCTATTACCGGCACCACATCTGATGGAGGAAACGGAACAGGCACTGCTGGCTCCCCTAATACCTTGATTGACCGCTACGTCATCTATAACCACCTAGAGCGCACTTGGTACTACGGCACTATGAACGGCTCGACTGTGCGCCCCCGCACAGCATGGTTAGATAGCCCGCTACGTACTGAGCCTACGGCAGCTATTGGATACACGGCTAATAATGATGCTGGCACTCCTACAAGTTACACAAACGGGGCGGTGGTATACCATGAAACTACTGTTGACAATAATGAGACTAGCACTCCGCTGGCTATTGATGCATATGTGCAGTCTTCGGACTTTGATATTGGTGACGGTCACAACTTTGGCTTTGTGTGGCGTCTTATACCTGACATCACATTTGACGGCTCAACCGCAGCAGCGCCCTCCGCTGACTTCACGGTTCGTCCTCGTAACTTTCCCGGCTCTAACTACGGGTCATCAGATAACCGTGCCGTTGACAGCACGCAGTCTTACGTAAGCACAACTACATATAACGTCCAGCAATTTACCCAGCAGGTCTATGTGCGCATACGTGGTAGACAGATGGCGTTCAAGATTTCCTCTACCGACCTTGGTACACAGTGGCAGTTAGGCGTGCCACGTATTGATGTTAGACCAGACGGGCGCAGATGACAATTTCCCAAATCACCACCCAGTTACGGCCCTCCCAGCAGCCTCGCCTGCCTGCTGCTCCGGTTGAGTACGACCGCACGTATGTAGATGCTTTAACTGGCATCTTGCGCCAGTACTTCAATGAGGTAGACAACTTAACTCAATCGCTGCTCACTAACACTGGCGGCAGGTTTTTGCGCACGGTATGCGGTTCTTTCCAAGATACCACCACACAAACTGCTACGGCTAATACAGCCACCGCAATGACATTTAACACGACGGACACAGCCGCTACAAACAATGTATCTGTTGTTAGTAGTTCAAAAATTACTGTGGTGTACCCCGGCATTTACAACCTACAGTTTAGTTCCCAGTTTCAAAACACAGATACCCAGATACATGATGTAAGTGTCTGGATAAGACAAGGTAATGACGGCGGTGCTTCTACAGATGTAGTGGGGTCTAACGGTTTAATTTCTGTCCCCAATTCGCACGGCGGAACACCGGGGCACATCATCACGGGTTGGAACTATTTAATAAGTATGGCAGCTAATGACTACATTCAGTTGTACTGGTCTACGGACAACACCGCTGTGACCATGCAGTACTACGCGGCGGGAGTCACCCCCACTCGCCCAACCACCGCTTCTGTTATAGCCACAATGACATTTGTGTCTGCGCCCTTGACATGATAAACTCGATTAACCCCCTTTTTGTGAGGCATATATGAGCCTTGAAGTTGCTGCAAAACACTTAGCCGCGCATGGTCGTCATGGCGACTCAACCCTTGTCCACATGAATCCAAAAGAAGTCGCAGGACTTCAAGCGTTGGCACAATCAAAAGGCAAGTCATTAAGTATTAACCCACACACTGGACTACCAGAAGCCTTTAACTTAGGCCAAGAATTGGGTAACGCCACAAGCGGTATTGGAGCAACTGTTACTGGCGCTGCGCTAGCTATTGCTTTTCCTGAGTTGGCTGCTTGGCAAATTGCCGCAAGTGTTGCGGCTACAAACTATGCTGCTACCGGCGGAAAAGACCCCACACGAAGTTTAATGGGTGGTGTAGGCGCTTACGGCGGTGCTAGTTTGGCGGGTAATGTGATGGATGCAGGTGCGGCGGCTACAGATACAACTGGAATATCTGGCGCAGTGGGAGGAGAAGCGGGGGCAGAAGCCGTTCGACAAGAAGCGCTAAACAACATTCCTTGGTATGAAAAGGCGGCGACCGGTGCACAAGCTATTTGGAATAGCCCTAACACAATTCAAGCACTAGGCGGCTATAAAGTTTTAGGCGCTGCAGCACTTCCCGGAGTTATGGACGCGGCAAGACCAAAAGCTATGCCTACAGCAGCGCAAAAACCGCAAATGATTCGCCCTTATAAGTTTGATTACAACCTTCAAAACCCCAATAACCCAATAAATACGGCGTATATACCGGGACAAGACACAAGTGAGCGCAAATGGTTTGCGCCTACTATGGTTGCGCAGACTCCTTACCAAGCCGCAGACGGCGGAATCATTGCTTTGGCTGGCGGTGGTCCCGTAGAGTTAATGTCCAACCAAGCCGCAGTAGGTGCAAACACTATGTACCCGATGGCAAACATGACCACGTCCGCTTTTGGTACGCCCTACCAAACACCGCAATCTACCAACATGATGGCAAACCTCGCCCCTTCTGGTGGCGGTACTGTAGGACAAATGTCTGGCGAGCCTAATATGCAAGGTACTCGTTTAGCCGCAGGGGGCTTATCTGATTTAGGCGGTTACTCTGATGGCGGCAGATTACTAAGGGGGCCCGGTGATGGCGTTTCAGACTCAATCCCAGCGCAAATCGGAGACAAGCAGCCTGCTCGTCTTGCTGATGGTGAGTTTGTGGTACCTGCCCGTATTGTTTCTGAACTCGGTAATGGCTCTACTGATGCCGGTGCTAGACAGTTGTACAAGATGATGGACAGAGTTCAGCAAGCCCGTGGCAAAACCACAGGCAAAAGCAAAGTAGCTAAGAACACTAACGCGGCTAAGTATTTACCCGCATAAGGAAAAGAAATGGCAGATCCAACACAAGTCGTCACGCAACAAAATGCGATCTCTGCGTATGCCCAGCCATATGTAGAAAATTTGTTAGGCAAAGCCGAAGCATTAACTGGCACGCCCTATCAGCCATACCCAGCACAGCGAACTGCAGACTTTACTGGCTTACAAAACCAAGCATTTACTGGTGCAAGTAACTTAGGGATAACCCCACAAACTGGACAAGCTACGGGTTTGGCGGGTACTGCTGGTATTGGCGGTTTAGGCGTTGCAGGACAGGCTAATCCATACGGGTTCCAAAGCCAAGTCGGTGGGTATATGAACCCGTATCTACAGTACGTGCTGGCTCCCCAGTTAGCAGAAGCTAACCGGATGTATGACATTGGGGGTACTCAACAGCAAGCTAATGCTACAAAAGTAGGCGCTTTTGGTGGAGCGCGTGAAGCAATCATGGCCGCTGAAAACGAGCGCAACCGTAACATGGGGCTACAGAGCATTATTGGGCAGGGCTACAACAATGCGTTTGCCCAAGCCCAACAACAGTACAACCAGAATTTGCAAAACCAACTGGCTGGACTCAATACCGCTGGTCAAGCCGCTAGTACCTTGGGGCAGTTAGGGCAAAACCAGTATGCGCAACAAACAGGCAACATTAACTTGCAAAATGCGTTGGGCACTCAGCAGCAACAGCAACAACAAAACATTTTGAACCAGCAGTACCAAGACTTCTTGGCGCAAAAACAAGACCCCTTCAACAAACTGAGTTACATGCAAGGTATTTTGACTGGTTTGCCAATGACTAGCTCAATTCAAAATGTGTATTCAAATCCTAGTCAACTAGCGCAAGTGGCTGGTTTGGGATTGACGGCAGCCGCGCTTAATAACTCGTTTGGCAACCCGCTTAAAGCCTCTGCAAAAGGCGGCGCAATTAAAGAAAAACGTCCGGCAGGATTAGCTGAATTAGCCATCCATAAAATGGGGTAAGGGACAACATGTTTAACGTCAACCAAATTACAAGCCAACTGGCAAAAATGCCAGACCTAATGTTGCAAAAGTATGCGGCGATGCACAAAAACGACCCGTATACCGTTTCACTAGCATTAGCCGAATCTAATCGTCGCAAAGCAATGCGTGTTAGTGCACAAGCAAAATTGGCAGGTGTGCAACAGCCAACAGTTGTGGATCAGGATATTGCTGAGATGGCGGCAGTTGACCCTATGGGTAATGTGACTGGAGCGTTGCCAGAGAACCTTGGTATTGGCAGATTGCCTGCGCCTAACATGGCACCAATAGGTAAAGCAGAAGGTGGCATCATTGGATTTAAAGACAAAGGGCTCGTAACTAATCCGTATGATCCTAACGCTGTTTTTGAACAGGCCGTTGCTGCATTGTTTGAGCGTGAAGGTGGGGAAACTGTTGATCAAGGCGGGCGTACTAAATACGGCATTAGTGCTAAAGGGCATCCGAATGTTGACCTTGATAAGTTAACCAAAGAAGAAGCAAAACGCATTTATAAACGCGACTATTGGGACGCCAACAAACTTGGCGATATGGCCAAACGCAACCCAAAACTTGCTGCGGCTGCGCTCGATACTTTTGTAAACCACAGATATGATTTTGCTAAACAAGCAGTAAACAACTCAGGCGGTGATGTCAATAAATTGCTTGAAGACCGTTTAGAAGAATACAACCGTTTAGCAGAAACTAATCCTAAAGTACACGGTAGTTCTTTGGCAGGTTGGAACAACCGTCTTATGAATTTAGCGTCTTCTGTATCAACGTTGCCAGAAGCAAGAGATAGCATAGATAAGACGCCTGTCCCTGTTGGAACTGCGCAAGCAGCTGCCGACGTTCCTCAACAAGATGCACGTTTAGCGTCATTACTTCCAAGAACAGCAGCGGGTTTAGCAACTTTAGGTGGCACTGCGGCGGTAGGAAAAGAAGCATTAACAGCGCCTATGTTTCGCCCCGGAACCACTGTAGGCCAAGCTTTGGGTAAAGTTGGTACTGCTGCGTCTGTGCCTTTAACAACAGGGCTTACTGGACTGGCGCTAAGCAAAGGCGCAGCAAATGCTTTAACCAACGCTACTCCAGAACAGTTGGAGCAATTACAAGGCGATATTGGTAGCGATACAGGTTTAGCCGCCGCAATTACAAAGGTCGCTAAAGAAAAAACACCTCCTGCAACAATGCCTTATGGACAGCAAATGCTTGAGTTGGGTAAACGAATTGTTAGTTACCCAACAGGCGGAATGGAAAAAGAAAAAACAATACCGCCTATGAAAATGGGCGAAGATTTAGAAGCCACAGATAGAAGTCTGGGACAAGTTCAGCCAACGCCAGAAATTAAAAAGCCGCCAGAGCCCCCAGAAGTAACAAAAGAAAGTGCGGCTACCGGTAGTGGTGGGCTTGCCAGTTTATTTAAAGACCCAGCGTTTCTTATGGGGATGCGCTTGTTGGCTAACAAAAACCCCAATTTGTTTGGTGCGGTTGGCGAAGCTGGTATTGGTACGGTTGGGGATGTGGCTGCAGCCGAAAAAGCGGCAAGCGAATCCGAGTACCGCAAAGCATTGGGTAAATACTACGGCGCTTATAGCGAAGCAATTGAGCGCGGAGCCAAAGAAAAGAACGAAGTGCAGTTGGCTGAAAAAGCTGCACAAGAAGCGCTTGATACTTGGGCTAAAAACAATAAAATGTTGTTGTTACAATCGCCAGACTTGTATGACAGAATGCGAAACAAATACCGCATGGACGCATACAACCAATTTGGTATAAAAATGGCCCCTGCCCTAGCACAGCCGGGACCATCACAAAATGACCCACTAGGAATCCTAGGTAAAGGCTAGTTATGAAAATTAGTGAAATCCGCCAGCAATACCCGCAATATAACGAGTTAAGCGATAGGGAACTGGCAGATGCACTACATAACAAGTTTTATCCGGAGATGCCAATCTCCGACTTTTACGAGCGCGTTGGGTTAGCCAAAGAAGGTCTTGGGGCAGCGCTTGGCAAAGGTGCGGAATCTTTACTGTCACAAGCCCGCACGGGTATAGGCGCTTTAGTTGGTGCACCAGAAGAAGCTGGACGCAAAGGCATAGAACGCGGGCGTGATATAGGCTCTCGCTACGCCGAACAAGTTAGCCTTGACAAAGTTATTGACGCATACAAACAGCGCGGTATTTTGCCTGCGGCGGGAGAAGCGTTAAGTCAAATTCCTGCTGCCCTTGCTGAACAAGCCCCAAATATTGCCGCTACGTTAGGTGGTGCGCGTGCCGGTGCTGCACTTGGCTCATTAGCAGGCCCTGTTGGTTCTGTAATTGGTGGTGTTGGTGGAGCATTAGCCCCGTCATTGTTAACCCAGTTTGGTGGAAACATTGAACGCCAAGTTCAAGAAAGAGCACCGATCAGTCGAAGCGCTGCTGCTGCAGCCGCTGTTCCTCAAGCCGCGCTTGATGTAGCGGGTAGCTTTATTCCTTTAGGTGGGCGTCTTGTTAGCAAACTAACCGGCATACCTGAGAAAGCGTTGCTTGGCGATACTGCTGGTAAAGCCGCTGCTTTAGCGGAAGAAAAATTACTGACAACCTTACGTAAAGGTATTACTACCGGCGCACTGGCGGAAATTCCAACCGAAATTGCCCAACAGATGTTGGAACGGGCACAAGCAGGGTTATCCCTAACAAATGCGGATGCGTTGAAAGAGTACGGAGAAACAGCTTATCAGGTTGGTTTGCTTTCTCCTATTGGTGCGGCTGGCCGGTTTTCAGACAAAGCTGCAGCCCGTGCCGATATTGCCCGCAAGACGGAAGAAGAGCGAGCCGCCGAACAACTCAAGACGTTGCAAGAAGAAGAGCGCTTACGTCAAGAGACAGAAGAGGCTGAAAAACGTAAGGCTGCGCTAGAAGAAGCACGCAAGACAGGCACGCCAGAACTGTTGGCGTTAATGGGAGATACCCTACAAGCGGGGGAATACTCACCACTTAAAACACCCCAACAGTTAGATGAAGAACGTCTTGCTAAACAAGATGAACTTAGACAAGAGCAACAGCGCCTAGAACAAGAGATGCGCGGATATAGCACTGCCATCCCCGCTTTACAAAGACAAATGGACGAGGCCGAGGCTAGGAACGACATGGCCACCGTGTCGCGGCTGGCTTTGCAACTTCAACAGTTAGCAAGCGCAGAAGAAAAAGCGCGGTTGGCTATAGCAGACATAAAGAAGACACAGCCAAAAGAAGTAAGTGCTGACTCACTATACGCACAAATGGCAGAAGCCAGAAGTGTTGGCGACTACGCCAAAGTTAGCCAGATAGCCCAGCAGCTTGATGCAATAAACAAACAACGCGCCGCAGAAACACGCATGGTGCCTAGTGAAATTAGGCCGGGCGAGGTGCGGGCTATGCCTGAAGAGCAGATGGATATGTTTGCTCCGGGCTACGAAAAGCGCCAACTCCAACAAGATATTGCCGAAATTGAAGAAGGGTTCGGTAAGTTTGAGACTGAGGCAGAACGCAAGAAACGGGAAGCCCAGACCCAACAGCAACAGGCTTTGTTTGCCCAAGGCCAAGAGTACGAACAACAACTAACCGAACGTGAAGTCGGTAAACAGTTTGAATTAACGCCAGAACAGTATGCGCAAGCCCTGCGCAAAGGTCAAGTTCCAGAACAAAGGCAAAAAGTTTTGTACCGTGATGTGCCCGTTGAAGGCACTACCGGCCCCACGCGCCGTGTGCCGTACATCGTGGACGCGCAAGGCAAAGCCAAAGACATTACGGATGCTGAAGCCGCACGGATAGAAAAAGAAACACTGGTTGGCGGCAAAACTTCTGTCCAAGAAGCCATTGATACTGGATTGATTACGGCAGAAGTGCGCCAAGCTCTGGGTCTTACTGGTTTTGGTAATGCCACACTAGACTTAAATAACCCAGAAACTGCTACGCAAGTTCGCAACAAATTGCGCGATGTGCTGGCAAAACACAAAGCCCAAGCACAAGAGGACTTTAAATTTGTAAACGATCAGTTTACAGAAAACAAACTATACGACATGGAAGGTCGGCTAACGCCTGCCGCCAAAGACATTATCCGCCGTGACGTACAAGCAGAAGAAGCACAACGCCTGTTAAACCACATTACAGAGTTGCAATCTAAGACTGGCGTTGGTGTGCGCGAAGAAAAAACAGCAGAAGAACTGACCAAGACGCTACATCGCCCAGAAGTTGTCAGCACAAAACTGCCACCGTTAGAGCAAATTAAAACTAAAGATGCAAACGACTTAGCCCAAGCGTTGGGTATTAGCGGTGCGGCGGACATTAAAACTGCGCCTACTGACAAAGTAAGCGCTATGCGCCACAAACTGGAAGCGCGGCGTCAAGCAGAAAAGAAAGAAGCAATATTCCAGCAATTACTGGGCTGGTTAGCACGGGCTAAAGCGTCAAACAAACCGGTGCTCGATACGTTAGACGCAAAACGCTTAGTTACTTTACGCCGCTTGTATGTGCAAGCTGCGCTGTCTGAGATAGCGCATGGTCGAGCCGCTGAACGTCAGCCCGGTCTAACGGCTACGGATGTATTACAAATAACGGATCAGTTGTCTAGACCTTTGATGGAGTTAAGCACGCGTTACTTGGCACGACCCAAGACTGTTGAAGTAACGGGCAAGGTGCAAGAGCCATTAATTAAGTCACAAAAAGAAGCGGAAGAAAAGCGTACAGAAACAGGCGAGCTGGTTTACGCCGGAGAAAAGTACGTTCGCACACCCGAAGAGCAAAAGAAACTAGACCGTGCTGTTGGCAAACTGAAGTCGTTGCAAGAAGAATTGCAACGCGTGCGCCAGCAGATGAAGAACTACCAGCAAAACTTTCTTGAGCCTGCGCGTCAGAAATGGCAAGCTATGCCAGACGGTAAACTTGGTACGCCAGAGCATGCAGCGCGTGAAGCAGAGCAACAAAAGTATCTTAAAGTCAAAGAAGGTTTTACCAAACTCAATGCACGCGACTCAGAAATATCGCAGCAGATTGCCCAGATGCTGTCCGACTTGGGGCGCAAACACGCTACATATGGCACATTCCAGAAAGACATTCGTGCATTAGAGCGCCGGCCATTTGGCAGTTTGCCTCGTGCGCTGGAGTCTATCCAAGAACAGTTAGACGCTGTAGTTGAAAAAGCAACCGAGCCAACCAAGCCTACCCGTGCGGCAGGTATTGGACCAATGGGTATTAAACAACGCTTAATGGACGCTGTTGTTGCCAAAGAAAAAGAATTGGAAAAACTCAAAGGCGTTCATGGCAAGAAAGCCGAACGCGAAAAGTTGGTAAACGAGATTGCCAAACTGCGTGACAACTACGACAAGTTTGTTAAATCCGAAGAAGCCAAGGTACAACCGCCAACTCTACCGCTTGACTTTAAAGAGCGCCGTGATGAGTTGGATGAATTAAAGGCTAAAGCCCAAGAAGCGTTTGTTGCTAAAGATTACGACACGGTTGCTAAGTCGCTACAACGCATGCACGAGTTAGGTCTTAGCGAAGATATGGCTACCGAGTTAGGCACGGAGTTTGAAGACAACGACCGCGTGCTTAGTACCGCCATTAGAGACGCCAAAGCGGAATTGGAAGAAATTGCTACAGGATTAAAGCCTGTAGAACAAAAAGAAGTACGTCTTGGCGAACGCGTCCCACCACGCAGACCGCTTAACGAAAGTCAACTACGCCGTGTTAAAGAGTTAAACAAACTGCTTGACAGTTTAGAGACTGCTTACGTCAAGAACAAAAAAGCTTTGCAAGACATCGGGTTGTTTTCTACAGGCAAGACTGAAGACTTATTTACCCAAGACATGTTTGGTGAAGTGCCAGAAAAAGGCATGGTCTTTGAGTCTGCGGAAAAGTTTTTAGGCTCTAGCAAATACGGCAAGATTGCTAAATTACGCAAAGCCGCTAAAGAAACCGTTGCTACTTTGCCTGTTACACAGGCGGAGTTGTACCAAGTACGAACAGACTATGTAACGGCTAATACCGTGTTGGCTAATTTGCGCAAAATGGGCAGGGGCTCTTTGCCAACTACATCGCAGTATTACAACGAAATGTCGGGCGAGTACAAACGCAAGGCCGACTTAGTACATGAAAAATATTTGTTTGCCCTTAGAGAAGGTGCGCGCGCTGTTGGTATGCGTACAGGCCCAACAACGGTTATCCAAATAACGCCTGAATATTTAAAAGCACATCCGCTTACTGCTGAAGAAGAAAAACAATTACTTGAAGGCGTCAAAGCTAATCGTGCTGCAAATGCAACTATTACACTTTACAGGGAAGAAGAAAAAAGACTACGTAAATTATCCGACGAGTTTGAAGCACGAGCAAAAAGCTTTTTGCTTACTGTCAGTGATGCCCAACTTGATTTGGTTAGTGAGTTGGCACAGGCTGCAGAAGCCATGCCCGAGACAGCCGACGCGTTATTGGTTGCACAAAAAGCAGTGGACGATGCCAAACGCGTCATGGATGCTACCGACGAGCGTGTTCGTAAAAACGGATTGGTAAAACCAGAAGTTACGTTTACTGCTTTGACAGAAGAGCAACCAACTTTAAACAAAACCCAAAAAGACATTGGTGTTTTAAATAGCCAAATTAAAGTGTTAAGTAAGCGCATGAAAGGCGAAACGCCTGACCAACGTGTGCTTAGTTATTTTGAAATACAAAATTTAATTAGTTTGCGTTCTGACTTAGAGACTATGCAGTTTTTGCAAACGGCAGAAGGCCGACTGCAGCGCATGACTGAAAGTTTTATGGAGGAGTTTAATTCTGATATAGACCCTGCTGCGCCATTAAAGACTGCGTTTGGTAGAGCGCTGGCGCGTGCGCAAGAAATTAAAGATGCTGTGATGAAACAGCATACAGAGGAAGTAGAAGCACTTCGTAACGAGCGCGGTACTGTGGTTGATGCTTTGGCAAAGTTGGCCAGAGCCGAGCCGCCTACAAACAAACAAGCTTTTATTGACTTTAACCAAGACATCTATGAGTTGCGCGAGCGCATCCAAACCATAGACAAAACCATAAAGACAATGGACGCCAACTTGACAACGGCGTTAGAAGTTGATGTGCAAATGTTGGTACGCGCAGATAGCGCGTTAAAAGATGCTTGGGCAAAAGTTAAAGCGGCTGAACAAGCTTTACGTGCAGAAGACACTAAGAAACGCACAGAGATTGCTAAGCGCAAGGCGGCATTGGTGCAGGCACAAGCGGTTGTTGATGAAGCAAATGCCAAGATTCGTAAGTCTAATGTAGGTTTGCAAGCGTTCTTTGAGGCTAAGCAACCGTTGGTTTCTCCTGCGCTGAAGACTGCGCTGGATAACGGCCTTGGATTGCCCGGCACGATAGTTAAGCGTGTTAAGGCGTTGAGCGCTGAAGGCGCAAAGGCTGCAGAGATTACAGGTACGTTTGGCGAACAACGCCAAGTACAAACCATGAACGCTGGCTGGACTGTGCGCTACACAGCCGAAGGCCCCGTGTTTGATTACGACCCTGCTAAAGACCCAGATGCTAACGACGACGATAAGAAGCGCAAGGGGTTGGACGCGTCTAAAGCATACGACCAGTTGAAGAAAGCCCGTAGTGCGCTGGCTCGTGCCGAAAGACAAGGCACAGACAAGCAGATTGAGTTAGCGACCGCTAACTTAGAACGCAAACAAAAACTCATGGAAGACTTGGCAGGTGCACGTTATGTGACTGTCGTGGAAGAAATGGGCGCAGAGCCTATAGAACTTGACGCAACTGTGGCAGTTCAAGAAGCCGTCATGGGGTTGAGTAAGAAAGACCAGAACGCTTACTTTAAAGCGCGTGGTGACCAAGAACGCTTGCGCAAAGAGATTGAACATGCCCGCACACTTGTGGGGCAAACAGATCTTAGTACTGCACGTAAGTCATTACGCAATGCCCAAGACCAACTTGACTCTGCTAAAACGCAGTTACGTTTATTAAACGAGGCGTGGGATCGCGGTACTAGCCGTATGACCGAGGGTGGCTACAACCGCCGTAAGACAGAACTTACAAACGCCGTGGCGCAATTAGAAGGTGTGGTAACGACTCGTCAAGAGAAGTTGCGCCCAATGGATGCCAAGAACGAAGAGCGCATCAATACGCTTACCCAGCAATATTTTGCTGCCAAGAAAGCAGCAGACGAGTTTATTGTTCCTAAAGCACCGGAGGCAACTAAAGCCCAACGTGTGTCTGTTGCAGAGAATACAGCTGACATGGCCAAGACCATGCGCACGCTGCAACGTCAAGAGAAAAACACAGACGTTAAACCGCTTATTAAGCGTAACGACTCTTTGAAATCTGCAACTTCAGCCGAAGTCAAGATTAGACGCCAAGCCATGCAGTTGGCTAAGACCGACAGGTTGGCAAAAATGTACCCCGAAGGTAGCGCAGAACGCAAGAAGGTTTTGCGTGAACTTGTCGATACGTACATTGATAAATTAACTAACGCTGGTAGTGAGAACGATAGCGGCACCGTGTTGCGCTATGAGGGCGCTGTGCCTACTAACCCAGTTGATGCAGACCAAGCCAAGAAAATGGCAGACGAGTTTGCCAAGAAGTTGCCTAAAGATGTTAAGTTTGTTTACGCACCGACATTAAACGAAGCGCCTGTTAAGTTCTTACGCGCCTTGGCTATGGATGGTGTGGACATTGAAGCTAGTGCCGTCAAGGGAGGCGTACTGCCAGACGGAACGGTAGTGGTGGTTGGCAACATGCACGACTCACTACTTGATCTTGAGAAAACAATACTGCACGAAACAATTGGTCACTATGGCGTTGACATAGTGCTTGGCCCCCAAGGTATGGCGGACTTGGCTAAGGCCATCCGCACTTCTGAAGGCGGTATATACGGCATGGCCGAGGCGTTGGGCGTTGAGTCTGATGTTGCCAAAACTGCTCAAGCGTGGGAAAACAAAGCATTGGCTGCAGAAGCCAAAGGCAACGTGGAAGAAGCGGCAAAGTTGCGTCGTATTGGTGAAGTGCAGGCTGTGCGCGAAATGTTGGCTACTTTGCAAGAGCGCACTGTCGACGAGTCTTTTGTTGAAAAGATGGGGCGTTATATCAAAGTTATTCTTGGCGCTATTCGTAGCGCACTAAAGAGCATGGGGCTAATGAACGCCGCCAACGTGTCTACAAACGATTTGTATTACACACTGTTCCAAGCCACACGCAAGATGCAGCAAGAGTTGGCTGGTACTTACGTGTCCCCAACCGGCATGCTGGCTATGAAGAGTGAAGCAGTTCGTTACGCCAACGGGCTTTTGGCCGAGGCAGGTCGCACATCTGACGCCGCTATTGCAACAGATAAGAGTTGGTATGACAGCGTCAGAGCAAATGGCTCTGGCGTAGCGTTTGAAACTCAGTTGGTTGATAGGTTTGCAGGTTTTGAGCGTCTATCCAAAGTAATGGAGCCGCTTAAAGGCAGCCAAATGATGTACTACTTGCGTATGTACGACCAACGCATGAACTTTACGGCTCAGTCTGTTGGCAATGGCGCTATTGAGTTGCAAGACATTGTTCGCAAAGACGGTAGAACGGAACATATATTTGCCAGCAAAGCGGGTCCAAGCATTAAGAGCGTGGTTAACATTTTAAAAGATGCGCCAGCCGGCAGCCCAGAAGCCGCCCAGCGTTTGTTTACGCTATACATGTCGGCTATCCGTGCCAAAGACAAGGGGCTTGATGCTCTTAACTTTGGTGGCAAAGTAACACAAGCACAGCTTGACCAAGCGATGCGTGCGATTGAAGCAACGCCCGGTTTGAAAGCTAACTTTGACCGTGCCCGCAAAGAGTACAACGCATACAACAGAAACTTGATTAAGTTGCTGGAGCGAACAGGTGTTATTACTAAAGAAGTAGCGGCTGACCTTGTTAAGAACGACGACTACATTCCTTGGTATCGTGAGCGCAACGGCGTTGCTGAGCTAATCATTGGAAAAGAAACGCCTATCCGTATTGGAAGCATTGCCGAACAGCCATACTTGCATCAGTTAATTGGTGGCGATAGACCGATCCTAGACTTTTTAACAAGCTCTGTGCAAAACACAAACATGATTGTGGACATGGCGTTGCGCAATATGGCAACCAAAAACGCAGTGTTTGAGTTAGAAAGTATTGATTTGGCTAAGTTTGTTGGTAGAACTGACGGCCCCAACATTGTTAAGTTTAAGGTCGATGGTGTTGATAAATACGCCATGATCCAAGGCACACGCGAAATTCCGGGCGATTTGCTTGTTAAGGGCATGGAAGGTATCCCAACGCAGATGCCAGTCATATTCCGTGCGATGGGCGCGCCGGCTAGGTTGTTACGTAAAGCTGTGACGGCACTTCCGTTGTATAGCGCTAAGCAGTTGTTCCGTGATTCGTTGGCCGCCCCTATTTTGGCTGGCGCTAACTTTTCACCTGTCATGGGCGCACTTAAAGAAATTGGTAGCCCAACCAAAGGCGTTTTGGAGTCCCGTGGTATTACTGGCGGTCAAATCTTTACAGGTACAACCGAAGACCTGACCATGATCTTGAAGCGCATGTCTGAAAACAAGCCGGGCTGGTTAAACAGTTTGTCTAAGTGGGAAGCCATGACGATGGAGGCAGATGCGACAACCCGCCGCGCTCAGTACAACAGCTACATCAAACAAGGTTTGTCTGAGATGGAAGCTACGCTGATGGCGTTAGAGTCCATGAACTTTAACAAGCGGGGTGCGTCACCTAGCATCCACATTATTTCGTCGCTGATTCCTTTCTTTAACGCACAGATTCAGTCACTCAATGTGCTGTACAAGTCGTTGTTTGGCAAGATGCCATTCAACGAGCGTTTGAAGATTCAAGAAAAACTGCTGACCCGAGGCATGATGTTGGCGGCTGGTACGCTGGCGTACACCGCAATGATGCAAGACGACGAAGCATACAAAAACGCTACGCCTGACCAAAAATACGGCAACTGGTTTATACGTGTGCCGGGTGTTGATGAGCCTGTGCGTTTGCCTGTTCCGTTTGAGATTGGCTATATCTTTAAAGCGCTGCCAGAAGCGTTGTATAACTCGATGGTTGATAAACACGGCGGCGAAGACGCAGTAAAAGCGTTTGAACAAATCTTGTTGCAAACTATTCCGGGCGGTACATCCTACGGAATTCCACAGGCACTCAAGCCATATGTCGAAGCCAAACTGGGCAAGTCGTTCTACACAGGCCGCGACATTTTGTCGGCACAAGAAAAGAGCCTGCTCCCAGAACAGCAGTTCCGCGAACAGACTTCTGAAATAGCCAAGTCTTTGGGCAAAGCGGGTGGCGTGTCGCCCATCATGATCGAGCACTTGGTGCAAGGCTACACAGGCGGTTTAGGTTTGGCTTTGATGCAAGCCCTGAGTATTGGCTACAGCCCTACAGGCACGCCAGAAAAAGCGTACAAGCGCTTGTCCGAAATGCCTTTGATTGGTGGTGCGTTCCAGCCTAACGATGCTGGTGCGATCATTACAAACATGTATGACCGCATGCTAGAAGTCCAAAAGGTGCAGAACACTGTGGACGACATGCTATTAAAAGGTCAACGCGCAGAGGCTATGGCGCTCTTACAGAAGCGGGGCAACGAGTACATGGCATCCGAAATGGCTGACTACTACACTTCAACAATACGGGAACTAACTCAATACGAGACAGCCATCCGCGCATCTAACTTGTCACCCATCGAAAAGCGCCAGCAACTCGACAAGGTTCGTCAAACCAAGATCAAGTTTGCTTCTGGGATGCGTGAGGTGGCCGATAAAACCATACCCCAATAAGGTCGTTGCGAACTGCGGGGTAGGCTTTGGCATCGAGGATACGCAGGCGTACTGCCTGCTTTAATCCCTCTTCACGCACGCCGTCCGTATCAAGGCAGGGGATAAAGAACCCCTGCCCCCTCTCAGTCTGATCCCACGGATAATGTATTTTTAGCTTCATCGTCCATATCAGAAATGCGACGGCTTATTTTTAACACACCCACACGCATTTGGGGTCCCTGCGTCTTAGCCGTCATGTCTTTCTTAGCCATATGCGACACGGTAAACTGCGCCGCTAACTGACGCTTAAAGTCGGCATACCCAAAACTCATTGACGAACAGTAGGCTTTAAGCAGTTGCTCCTCAATATAAAAGTCTATGTGGTCTGGTGTAAACCCGTGCTCTACGCGACCCATAATCTCCGAGCGTGTTGTGGCTTTGTCAACTTCTCCACCCCCGCCTAGTTCTGCCAAGATGCCCGACTCTAGGTTACGCACCACAATAAAGTGGCCGTAGTTCTCGCGCACATATGAGTTGAGCACATCTTCTGCATTGCGGGCGTTGGCTTTAATGTTGCCCCGCATCGAGGACACAACTTTCTTCAAACAAGCAATGATAGGCTTAACAGGAATGTTGACGATGCCAGCGTCCCCCATAATGATCGCCGCTGTGACGATGGTGCCGATGCCGGCCATCCAGAAACGCTCGTCGTTGGTAGCCCCGAACTCCTTGTACATCTGCGTAACTGACTCAGGCACGAGCGTATGCAGACGATCTAGGTTGTCCACCATGTACTGCGACAGCATGTAGCCAGCGACTGCGTAGTTATTGTGCAGGGACTTGATGATCTCAATCTCGTATGGCTCCCAAGTTAACTCTTGGGTCAGGATAAATTCCAGCAAACGGCGCAACTCGCCCTCAGACGAGTGCTTGCGTCCACCAGTCAAGCCGTCTACTACGTGGGTATTGGATGACATGATGGCGTTGGTCATCCATGTGGAGAGGTTGATACGCTCCTTGTTAGCGCCTGACTCCATACGCTCCTTGCCCCGCCCTTCTGTCATATCCAGTAGGAACTCAGGCAACCATTCAAAGTTAGCGCGGTTCTTGCTGGTCAACTCGTCCGTTATCAGGGGCATACTGCACAGCAATCCAAGGCGCTGTTGCATGGCCACGGGCGAAGTGCTCTTGCCCGTTCTGTAGTGGACTGGGTGACCCCAAATAGAGGCGGCAGCCTCAAGCGCCAACGACTTGCCTGTGCCTGACTCGGTTGAACCGCAGTGGTATGTAATGCCATAGATACCTGTGAAGCGCATCAACGGAGCGCTGGCTCCTGCCAGCATGATCGTCAAATGCTCCCACATTCCTTTCTTGACTAGCATCTGCACAAATGAGCGCCATGCCTCAATCGTTCCTGTGGGTTTGGTGTTGGATACGATGTTCTCTAAGCCGGGCATAGGCACGGATACTGGGGGTAAACCCTTAGAGAAAATCTTGCCAGCAAACACGAACGTATCGTTCTCTTGCCAGCCGTAGTTAGTGGGTACTCTCACGGGAGCCTTTCCTGTGCTTGCCTGTTCGACACAAGCCCGCACATAATCAAATAAGTTTTTGTCATTGCCCGCACCATACGAAGCAATAATGTTTTGAAGCGCAAGCGCTTTGACGGTTTCGTCTTTACTGACTACCGCCTTCTGTGACATCGTGACTGTCTCCACCCCATCGGGGCGTAGGCTCAGCATATGCACCGTGTGCTCCCCGTTGTGCCGCAGGATATCCACCACGAATAACTCGTGGGGCAAGATCATGATCTGGCGCTTGGTCTTGTTGCCTTCGGCATCCACATCTTCTTTCTCCATAAATACCCCACCCCGTGCACCATAGGCATAGCCCTTGGGAGGGGTGGGGCGAAGGACTTTACGAACTTCCTCGTTTATGGATGGGCTATCCGTGGTTACATGGACTTCAATTTCTTTAACCGATGTGTCTAGCATCAGTTCTCGTCCAAGCGCTAGTGGGTTGGTTATCTTGCCAAAGTGGGGGCACCCGTCACAAATGCCGGGGTTCTCGCTATCGAACTTGACGCAAGGATAGGGTCCCTTGATCTCTGCCAGCTTCTGGTGCATGCGTTCTTCGGTGTATGGGTGCAACTCGGTCAACCATATGGCGGCCTTCGGTGCGTCCTGACACTTCTGTGCAATGCTCAACCACCCACGCCACAACGGCTCCATGCCCTCGTCACTAGCGTTCTCTGCGTAGTAGCGTAACTGTGCACATCCCGTGCCGTCCTTGGTGCGCTTTAAGATTTTGGCGAACTTAGTCGTGCTGTTCTCAAACAGCGTCACGGCAGTCGTTGATGGTTGTACAACTGGGGCGTTGGTTGGGCGTTTGCCCGGAATGGCTGACGCTGTCGGTGCTGGTGCAATACTCTTTAACTGGCTCACTACGTGAGCTTTCAAACTCTCAAAGTTAAATATGTCACCCTCTGCCAGCAGTCTGACTGGGCGTGGGGTTTCGTACTTCTTCTTAAAGTTGGTCGTCTCGGGTATGCGTAGCACACGGGCGGCGTCAGCCGTCACGGTCATGTCGATGCTTAGCTTTTGTTGCTTGCACAGGCGTTTAAAGTTCTCGGCAAGGGGCTTCCACTCCTCAATCTCGACGGCTTCTTCAAACGGCCAATAGCAATGCAGTCCACCACCAGAGCCGACAATCCAAGGCGAGCCCAGTATGTCCAACCCAGTTTCGGCAAGGAACGCTTTGAGCGCGTATGCGGCCTGCTTCTTGGTGGCGTAGCCGTCCATGTCAATGAACAGCGCCTTGATAAAGCGGGCGTTCTCGGCCTTACGTTTGTTGTTCTCATCAAAGGTAGCCAGCGCAAAGAAGACATCGCATTCGTTGGCAACCCAAGTGTCCACCTTGGGGTAGAAATCGTCCAAGTGCTCGACGAATAGGTGCTCTTTTTTCTTAGTTAACTCTGCCGCGCAGTAACTTCCGTGACCCGCAGACGGCAAAACAACCGCAAGGAATTCAAGCGGATTCATTTAAGTCCTTGGGTTGATTACAGGAAGAGGTCTTTTTGTGCGGGGTCTTTTGGTGGGAACTCGTCCAACGGTGCAAGCGCCGTGAAGCGTCTAAGCAGTTCGTGTTGGAACGCAGTGGGCAAATCTTCTCTGTCAAGAATTAGCGCACACTGGTTGATGAGTTCGCTGTTGGTCAAGTTTCTAGGTTGAAAACTTTGCATGTTTCTCTCCAAGCCTCGTCGGCTGATTTTGATTTTTGTAATATTTCGAGCAGGACTTCTGCGCGGTACACGTAGGCGGGGAAGATGTCCTTACCCAAGAACCAGTTGTACACAGTTTGGCGCGTGACACCCAAGGCTTTGGATATACGCACGACCGAGAAGTCATGGTGAATCGCCCAACGCCCAAGCTGGGTTCCCAGCGACTTGGGCGTCTTCGCAATTTCGTCAATGATTTTTTGTGAGTAGGGCATGGTGTGGGGTGGGGGTACTCGCTACGTCCAACAGTCAGGAGTCCAATCTAGACCTGTCAGCATCCGCTTTCCCCCCGAATCCTTTTTAGTCTTCGTCGTCCCACGCGCCAACTACGTCAGCGAGTGACTTCTTGCCGGGCACGGCGCTAGGCTTCTTCTCTTCCTTGCGCACGGTTGGCTCCTCATCGTCCTCTACAGGCTCGGCTTTAGCCTTGGCTTTGGCCTTGGGTGCTGGCGCTGGAGCCTCGTCCTCTTCCTCAACCACAGGAGCCTTGGCCTTGGGTGCAGCACCCTTGAGCGAGTCAGCAGGCTTGCCGTCTTGGGTAGCCACATTGAGCACGACTGCCTTGGCCGCATCGTCTGTCGCACCTTGCTTAGTGGCTACTTCATACTCTTCGTCAGTTAGCCAACGCATAGCCTTGAAGAACAACTTAGGCGCTTCGGCTTTAGTGTCGAACTTCATGCGGGTCACGACCATGCTAGGGTCAACAGACTGAGCGACCAACCAACGGGCATACGCTTGGAGTGGGCGGTTCTCGCCGTCTTCCTTGCCGAATATGGATGTCGCTGGCAGAGCCAACTGCATCACGTCACCCTCGACGTTGTTAGCCAAGACCACAGCAAGGCGCTGTTGGTAACGGCAAGCACGGCTTTGCCCATTACCCGACCCCGCCACGTTTTGTGGGCAACTTGCACAGGTATCAGACTGGATGTTGCGTGACTTAGCGTCTGGCTTGTCCCCGTCATTTGACCAGCAGTCAGGGGCGGCGGCTGTCTCGCCATCGTACTTGGCCATGTAGAAGGTACGTGCGACTTTAGGCGCGGCCTTGACGATTACCACATCGAGGAAGCGCTCGTCGATAGCGGCAACTTCCTTGCCACCAGACAAGAGACGGAACACACCGCCCTTGATAGATATACGCTTGCCTGCGTTACCCGCGCCACCACCGGCTAGGGCTTTGGCTACGTCAGAGAGTTCGCCTGTGCGTGCAAAGGCGGGGAGTTTGGATGGATTAAATACTGCTACGTTGCTCATTTAGTTTCTCACTTTGCTGAAGGTTTGCGTACCGAAATGTCATACTCCGAGTTGGAGTTCAGACCCGGCGGTACGACACCGGGGTTTTCTTCTAGGAACTGCTTCATGTTGGTCTGGGCAATCCGCTTCTCGAACAAGTCGAGCGCATCGTGCTCCATCACAAACTTCTTGAATGAGTCCCAGTCGGCGGTTGAGTAGCGCGTCTTGACAGACAGAACTACTGTGCCTTGGTCAGTGCGAACAGACGTTACGCCGAGTGCTTGCATCTGTTCTTTCATAGCGTTCTTGATCTCTTCTTGCTGAGCCTTGAGCAACTCCACTTGCGTGTCGTACTCTTTGGTCAACTCCGAAATCTGGTCGCGCATTTTGCGGTAGACCTTTGCTAATTTGTCGAGTGGTATTTGTTGTTCACTCATTGTTGTTTTCTCCTGATGTTTGTCTAAGGTTTGACAGTGTACATGAAATTAAATTGTTTGCAAACTCCTTTCAAGATTTAATTTCGCTCTCGAATAACTGGGTCAATAGTGAGTGGTCGCTCACCTTGGAAGTCAATGCTTTAAACATCTTCTTCTCTATCGGGCTACTCTCTATGTGCATAACAGTAACCTTGTCGGACGTCTGACCCTTGCGATCAGCGCGGGCAATACATTGGATGTACTGCTCCACCGACATCAATGGGCCATAGAACACAACTGTGTCAGCGGCAGTCAAAGTAATGCCGTGTGCAGTTGCTTGCGGTTGCATCACAAGGATGCGGGGTTCGGGGTCATTCTGGAATCTGCGGATGATGTCACCACGCTTGGATGCCGGTACGTCCCCACGAATCATCTCGGCTGCTATGCCTTGCTTGTTGAGGTGGTTAATGATGGCGTCGATACTGCTTGTAAACATAGCAAACACAATCACCTTGCGCGAAGTCTCTTCCAAGATTTCTTCTAGCACCGACAGGCGAGGCGTTGCGTCAAACTCCACCACCTCACCATCATCGGTGTAGGCAGCACCACAGGAAATTTGCAACAGCTTGGACACGCCTGCCGCCGCGTTGACTGCGCTGATCGTCTCGCCTGCGGCTTGGATGAGCATGCGCTCCTTGAGCAACTCGTAGTATTTCTTTTGCTGTGGTGTTAGGGGCACCTCGCGGGTCATGGTGATGACGGGCGGTAAGTCCAAGCATTGGTCTTTGGTGAACCTAATAGCGGGTTGTAGCGCGGCATGGACTGTCTCGGTAGCGTTAGCCTTTGGTGCCCACTTGAACTGGGTAATTTTGTTCATCACTTGATCACGCCAAGCAGTAAAGAATCGAGGCACGTTGTTGGGGTTGACCAACTTAGCCAAGCCATACGCATCGGCTGGCGACTGTGAGGCGGGTGTGCCCGTCATCATCCACAACAAAGTATCGGGCTTGATGATTGACTGCAACGCCTTCCAGCGTCTGGTGGTCACGGTCTTGTATGCGTTGGCCTCGTCCACAATAACTAAGTCAAACTTGCCGTTGGCATTGACCTCGTCTGCAATTAAGTTAAGCCCTTCGTAGTTTGTGATGACGAAGTCGTAGTTCTGCTGAACCATCTCGATGCGCCGTGCCGCCTGTGGGTGGTGGGCAATGACTGCGCTACGGTGGATGATGCTAGCGTTTAAGTCCTGCATCCACGCTGACTGCATGATCGACAAGGGACACAAGATCAAACAGCGACGCACCTCACCGCGTTGCATCAAGTAGTCAGCCGCCCACAATGCTGAGAGCGTCTTGCCCGTGCCGGGTTCGGAGAACACGAACGCTTTGCGATGTAGTGTGAGGAACGCAGACGTTTCGATCTGATGTGCCATAGGCTTGTGTCGCCCCGGCCAGTTGTAGCGTCTGGTGATGGGTGAGGGGACGTTCTTGACCCCCATATTTTTTAATACCCGCGCCTCGTCCAGCCCCCAGAAGACAGCGACATCTGCAGAGCCGTCAGCGTATTGCTCAACGACTTGACTGCGGGGGATGATGCTGTACTTATCTGGGCTTCTGGTTCGTAGTAAGAGTGCTTTGTCTTCGATGATTTCCATTTGCTTCTCTGATGTTATTTGTTATCGCCTTGGTTGGCGCTTTTATTACGCAGTCTTAGATTGCCGGGTTTTGTCTTACCGCCCTTGCGTAGCGGTGTGATGTGATCAATGTCTTTGCCTGATCTGTTGATACCCTTGCGGTCATATAACTGCCGTGCTTTTTGTCGTTCAAGCTGGTCTTTTGTTTCGCCAGATTTTTTCTGCAGTTTGTATGCGTGCTTGTAATCGCGTTTGCCATTTACTTGCGTCATGCTAGTGCTCCTTGTGAAATTCGCATGATTTGACTGGGCACCATCCGCATAGCGGGGTGCGGTTTGGGTTCCATACATCAGCGTCCATCGAGGCCGCTATGCGTCCGACTCGCTCACGGTATTTCCACCACTCAGGGTCGGCTTCGTCTACTGTCATTGTGTGCTTGACCATATCATTCTTGACCACAAAGAGCAGTGCTGACTTAACTTCGCGAATGTGTGGGAAGTTGGCGAACACCATGAGCGACATAAGTTTAAGTTGTTCTCGATCAGGGTACTTGTTGTTGCCCGTCTTGTAGTCAACCACCCATGCGGTCAGGTTGTCGTCGTCCACTATCAACAAGTCAGCCACACCTCGCACCCATACGTTTTTGTCGAACCAGCCGGTAGGCTGTAGGTCTTCGGTGAGCGCCATCTGATACTCAACTAACTTGCGACCGGGCTTGGCCATCAGTGCGTCCAGCGTGTCCTTGATGAACTCAAACTGTTCGGGCAACGGCTCGCCTTTACCAACATAATCTTCGGCTGCCTTGTGCAACTCCTTGCCATATAGCACGGCTTCGGTTTCTTTGAAGGGGTACTTCTTGAGAATCTTTACCTCGTGGTAACGGCGGGCGCAGCCCTCGTAGTCTTTAAGGGAGCTGTGGCTCCAAACAACTTTAGTCATTCAAATCTCGCTGTCTCTATTGCTTTGTTTAATCGCTTGGCAAAGCCAGTTACGAAACGCTCGTTGCGGTTTAAGGTGTCATACCCCATGTCGTTGAGTATTGCGTGGACTAACTCGTGCCAGAACGTATCGTTAACATCCGTGGTTGCAAACTTCTTGCCTGTCTGTGTGCTTGTTAAGCCGATTTTGATCTTCTGTTCAGGGTAATAAACCTTGCCCATGTAACCTTTCTCGACCATAGCTTCGACAACCTCGACGCTGTACCACTTGTTACCAACTCTAATTTTCTTTGGTAGTTGCATGCTTCTCCTAATTTTTTGCTAACCCATAACGACGGTGTGCGCCACCGTCAGCCTCTAATGGAATCCCCGGCATGTACCGTGGCTCCATAGTCATTTGCGCCAAGACCCAAGTCTTAGCGTCATCCACCTCTGCATCTGGCACAACGGCGATTAACTCGTCATGCACTGTGCCTTTGACTGGATATCTCTTTGCTACGCGGAGCATCCCGTCTGTCATCACGCATCTTGCTACGCCCTGCGTGACGTTGTTTGTTATCTTGCCTGCGTACAGTTTAGTCGAATCTTCACCGTATGTCCACTGGGCTCTGCCTTGCGCATCCTTGGTGCGCTTGAGATTGGGGTACAACAGGCTCATGCCAGAGGGCAGAACGATCTGCTCCTTCTTGAAGGTCAGGCACTTATAGGTGTATTCCCTACCCCCATACAGGCTCGTCTCAATCAACTGACCGAACATATTCCACAAGTCCACCACAGGCGTAGCAGTCGAGCGGTAGATATCGATGATGCGCTTAGCGGCCATGCAGTGAATCAGTAATTCCTTCTCTGTGCATGTGTGGGGAATCTCCCGCATTTTGGTGACGTTGTCGTCCCACTCTATGAAGCGCTCGACAGCCTCTTTAGTAACGCCGAGTTTCTTTGCGAACGCCATGTCGTACCTGACCGGCGGAGCACCAAGGAAGCCCGTAAGTAACTGCGAGGCAAACGATGCCCAGCCAAGGCCGTAGCCGCAACCCAAGAGTGCGCTCTTCGCAGACTGCCGTAGATCAGGGTGCGATTCTTTACTAAGTCCGAGAATGTTAAACATCTGCGCACCAAACGCGGCATAAGGGTCACCACCTGCCCGAAAGATGTCAAGCATCTCTGTGTAATCCGAAAGCCACGCGAGTACTCGCGGCTCAATTTGCGAGAGGTCGCCGACGACCAGACTTTGCCCTTCGGGAGCCATAACCGCTTTGCGTAGGAATGAACCTCGCTTGAGGTTTTGCATGTTAATCGCCGAGCCTTTTGCCGCCGTCCAACGACCCGTCGCCGCACCGTAGTAGGAGAGAGGTACTGGTAGGGAGCCACGTTGGCTAATGTCAAGGAACCGTTGAGCACGGGTACGCTCGGTTGTAGATTTAACCCGAAGACGCGCTTCACAAAGGAGCGCAACGTCTTCACGTTCGCCGTTGAGGAGCGCTTGGAACATCGCATCGTTCTTTGCCAGAGCAAGTGTTTGCTTGCCGGTAGTTTTACTGGTCTTGGTCGGGACAGCCACCCCAAGCGCTTCAAGTAGGGCTGCAAACTTTGGATTCGACGCGAGCGAAGTTTCCTCCACGCCGAGCCTCTGTAGTAATTCATCACGCTTCTCCTTCTCTTCTAGTATGGCGTCGGTCAACATGTTGGGGTCTAGTACAAGCACGGGGCGCGTGTACATCTTCAAGGTCATGTCTATAAGTCTGAGTTCCTTCTGTGGATAGGCATCAACCAACCTTTTGAATATTTCCTCGCACAAAAACACATCATGTTTGCAGTACTCAGCGAGTTCTCGCTCGAGCGCGGGGTGAAGCTCGTGAACTCCATCAGTTGAATGAACAGCGGTGCCCTTTGCTGGGAGTCCAAAATCCTCTGCAAGTCTGGCCAAACTATTGCCAACTTCCACGCCTCGTAGAGCGCGTGCCATTGATAGCGTGTCGAAGATAAAGGCCGGGTGTATATCGTAGACCCACTCGAGGATGGATATATCGAACTGTGCGTTATGCGCAAGCACGGCGGTTCGTCCCCAGTCGATTCCAGAAAAGAATTCAGGTAAGTCTCTTCCACTAACCCATCTAATTGGTTCATCACTTCCATACTCATGGGCGCATAGTCCGAATGCCTTGAATCGTTCATCACGTATGTACTCCTCCGTTGTTAACTTCGATAGCGTGTAGTCTTTCTTAGCCCACCGCGTCTCGAAGTCAATCGTTATTATTTTGTCGAATGGTTTGCTCATGCTTCTCTTTCATTATGTTTTCTTTGAACCTACGTAGGCAGTGGTAAAACGCCTCGGCTTCAAAGCGTTGGAACCCGCACTCCATAGCCTCGCGCACAAGCGCTTCTTTCTTGCTTATTACTTCTCCTGTTTCTGTTCTCAATTAAACATCTCCTTGGCTGGCGCATCGGCCATGTTTATCTCGTTGAAACTGCCCGTGACTTGGTTTAGTATGAACGCCGCTTCCATCTCGTTGCAGTTCATGGTGTAGATACTGGCGTGGCTATCTTCGTGACCCAGTACCACGACCCCGTGCATCTTGTCGTCTACGCAGCACTCAACCAAGCCTTTAAATACTGTGCGTAAGTAGTTACGCTTTTCTTCTGACAGGCTGTCGAGTTTGAGCATGAACTCCAGTGCTTCTTTGCTTTGTCCTAATGTTCGTCTTTGTTCCATGTAAGTAATTCCTTTATGTTGTGCATGTTGTCTTCATTAACCACAAACGCCAGCCCCTTGGCTCTGCGTATGGCTTCTATCTCCCGCTCTTGTAGGGCGGTTGTCTTCCCCTTACCGGCCTTGCACTCGATGGCCACGAATAACCCCTTGTAGCAAGCGATGATGTCAGGGATACCGGCACGCCCCATGCCCGCTTGGAAGGGCGAGAAGTGCCAGATGCCCATAGCATCGAGTGCTTTTTTAACGGTTTCTTTAACCCGTTTCTCCGGTGTGGATGCCATTGATTACCTCCGATAGTTTTTGCATGTAGTGCCGAGCCTTGCCAGCGTCATCGCTACCTTCCTTGCGCCCAGCGCGGAGGGAATATTTAATCACATTGCCTTTTAGAAAGCCGATGAACTCTTCGCGGGTTAACACCGACTCCATCACATGCCAAGGCTGGATGGGCATATCTTTGTAGTGGTTACCACTAACTTGTATGTCGTCAGCGCTTGTGCCGTTAAAGCGTAGGTTAATCTGTGCGTGGTTTGGAATCATGCGCTTATCCTTCTTACGTTACTAACTTTCTTGGGGGTTACTTGATTCTCCAACTGCAAGATAAGTTCTGTGGTCAACGAATCTAGTAGGTGCAACTTACGCGTCCAACGAGCAATCGTCAGACTCATCTCATGCAGTAACTCTTCGCGTAACTCTTCATCACTCATCACCGATGTTGTCAGGCGGTAGCCCCCGCCCTCGTCACGATCAGCTTGCAGACTAACGAACGCCCGTATTTTTGTAGGCTCGCTTTCTACTAGCGTGATGTGACACTTCTGAATTAACACCCTTGCTTGATAGCGTCTGTGCTGTTCGGCTGCAACCGAGTCGTCCCACTCAAAATGTTTATGTAATGGGCTGTCCTCGTTGCTTGCCTCTGCAAGCACATCATCTACTTGCAAGATGCCATCGTTTTGTTTAGCGATGGTTGTTAACACTGTTCTTTCTAATTCATAACTCATTGTTTCTCCTGTTAAAAAATGCCTGCGGTGCTGTGCCTTGCCGTACCGTGATCTGCCGCACCATTCCGAGCCACGCCGGGCCATACCTGCCTTGCCATGCCACACCTATCTCGGACTCACCTAGCCTGCCTTGCTGTACCTTAACGGAACCCTCCGTACCGAACGGCGCCCCGCCCCGCCTGCCTTGCCTCACTGCGCCACTCTGCGCCGAACCAAGCCCAGCCTAGCCACGCCTGCCGTGCATTGCCCAACCAAACCAGAACTCGCCTCGCCTTGCGCCGCCCCGCCTGCCGTGCTTTGCCTGACCGTTCTTTGCCCGTCCTATCCACGCCTCACCCCGCTACGCCTGCCGTGCTTTACCACACCTTGCCAAGCCGAGCCTGACCGCGCCGATCTGCGCCTAGACATGCCTGCGGTGGTTATTTAATGCCGTACTTCTTCATCACTCCTTTCGCTTGTTCAGTAGGCACAACTCTAAAAAGACCAAAGCCACAACCAGCACTTGCTTTGCTGTCGGGTCGGCCTGCCCCAATACCAACCTGCATACCGCAACGCGCTACGAGGTTGAGTACATCTGACATCTTGAACTGATCCATGTCGTAGCGCACAGACAGGCAAGCCGCCCAGTTGCGATACATAGGACGCGAGCGCACATCCACCACGCCAGTAGCGTTTCTTGTATGTGCTGTGTAAGTATGGCTTTGCCCATAAATACGCACAAGAGGGACGCCATCATTTACATCAAAGCCATCGGCTTCGACGAACGTGGATAGTTTAGCCAGCGTCATCTTGAATCCGACCAGACGACACGCACTGATCATGGCCGCACGAAAGGCTGCAGCGTTCATACCTTCCCATTTCTCGGGGCTTCTGTAGCGTGCTTCCTCTGCTTCTTTGTCGTAGTCGCGCGCTTCGCGGTTCTTCTTGTTCTTGGCGGATGGACCTTCTGCCATCTTAGCCATCAACTCTGCTTTCTTACTAAAGCGTTCAACAACCAAAGGGGCTGTGCCCTCAATGATGAATTTAACTGTACCGAACTTCGGTGCAGAGATAACGCCTGTTTCTTCTTTAGTGGTGGTAACCATTTACTTCTCCTGTTATTTAAAAAATTGTTTGTGGTTGTAGCGTAGGTTATTTATTTACCATGTGGCCTCCTGCATTTGATGAATGCGTTGTTTAGTAGATTCGCGCATTACTTTTTCTAACACGCTTGGGTCTGCTCGCTCGAATGGATTCCAGTCGTTCGAGGTTATTCGCAAGATTAACTCTGCGTTCTTCGTCAATGGCCTCTTGCGGGATGACGACTTCTTTGGTTGTGAATCGGTGTTCATTTGCACATTCTCTTCTCCTTGTATACCCAAATGTGGGTGATTTAGTTGTTTGTTTAACTAGCGTCCATGCGCCGCACACGGGGCATTTCATGGCTTGATTGCCTTGATGATGAAGTTCAAAGCGTTCTCGTCCTCCTGTACCCACAAGGTATGGAAGTCGGCCTTGTATATGTTTCTGAAGTCAGACATAGATGTCTTACCTATCTGCTTGCTGTACTCTGCTTGGCTCAAGAAGATCAAGTGCTCTTGCTGTAGTACCCGCGTGTGGCTCGGGTCACCCCATGCCCATGCTGAATGGCGTGAGGGGCAAGTCACTAGCATGTGTCCGTTAGGACGCAAGATGCGCCAGAACTCAGAGAACTGCGCAAAGAAAAACTTGTAGTCTCCTTGTGCACCTGTGTGCTCCAGTACCTCGTAGGCATGCACCTCATCAAAAGTGTTGTCCTCAAACGGCAGTGGAAACTCCATCAAATTCCACACCACATCAGGTCTGTGGTCAGGGTTGTAGTCAAGCGTTGTCAGGTCTTCCCATTGGTTCGTCCCGTCAAGAGATAGGCGTTTGTTCTTGAGTGACCCGCACCCGATCAATAGCTGTTTGTTCATTCCATATCCCTTACTTTGCCAAGTGTGTCCCAGAAGTATTGGCTTGCGGTCTTAGCGCCTGCTATGTCGCCTTGGTCAACCGCTTTGCATACATCTGTAGCATCCTCAATCGCAGCGCCTAACTGTTTGTAAACACTCGCCCCATGCTCAAACCCCATCTCGTAAGCATTGGTCATGGCAGTCACTGTGTTCTCGTCGCAGTTGACGCTACGCAGTAGCGCAACCATTTCTTCTTTTTTCATATATCTTCCTTGCTAACCCAAATGATTGCCACGCCCACTAGCACGACTATGAGTGCGCCTAGCCCCATCAACAAAACCGACCATGCAATTGTTTCAAGCATCTATGTCTCTCCTTATCTTAGATTTAATCCAGTCGCAGGCTTCCACGACCACACCTATGACCATCGGCATCAACATGCCAGCTATAAATACAAATACATCATGCATTGTTCTTCTCCTTTAATTGTTTCATTGCCCACTCAACACCATCTCGCCATGCCCCAGCAGTCTGCATCGAATAGTTAGTACGCAACAACCCCGCATCAATTTCTTTATCCGTCAGCCCAACCCAAGGCTTTTTGTAATCTTGAATGTCATCGTCATCTTCTGCCCTGTATGGCGCAGTCAGTCCTACTGGTTTTCTAATCATGTGTTTAACTCCTTTAATATTGGCTTCAATGGCTCTGGCAAATGCTATCTGTCCGTTGACCTGATGCCCACCGCGCCATTCTTTTAAAACTTCTTGGTAGATGTCTAGGATTGTTATTGTGGGTAGGTCAGTCCACTGCGGGTTCATGCGTAGCCCCTCTCTAAAACAGTTAAGTTTGGCTTCAAACTGCCCCAATCGTCGTAGCCCTCCCACAACATAAGTAAGGCATGTATCCTTCTGTTTGGTGCTTCGAACCAAAATCTAACAGTGTCTGTTTCTACGTGTCTCCAAAGATTCCCGTAGTCATCGGTAAAAAATCGCACCTCCCTCATTTCTCTCATGTGTTCTTCTCCTTGAGTTTGGCTTCGATTGCATCAGCGAATTCCCAAAAGCCACCGCCTTCTTGAGTAGCATCAAAAGCGGTTTGTTTATCCTCATCCGTCAGCCCAANNGCGCTGTGGTGGGGTGGTGTAGACAAGCATCCTTGCCGAATATCCTGATGATGGGTCTTGGTCATACACCCAAGGCAAGTCACCGTCTGAGACATTCCCAAGATGTCCTCGAGGTAACGTAGGCTTGTAAACGTAGAACGCCACAGGCTCTTGCTCTGGTTGTGCTAATGCTTCTTTGATGGCGGTGATGGCTCGGTTTACAAAATGCTCTGGTCTGCCCATTACTTCATCATGTGAACGCTGGTCAAAACAAGTCGCAACACTACGTTCCAACGCCTCAAGTGCCATTTCTAATGCTTGTCTCATGTCTTCATCCCCCTGATGTAAACAGCGAAACTCTGCACCGTGTCCGTACCGAATGCGGTGAACTTCTCTATCTCTTTAGCCACTTCCTCAATAACATCATTGCGGGTATGCCCCGCCTCAAGGCGAGACAGTCGGTCACCTAACTCGCGCACCAACACACGGGCAACGGCTAGTTCATCCATTCGCTTTTGAATGTCCCGCACATACTCTTTTTTGATGTGGGACTCCCGCTCGATGCGGTTGAACTCTTCATCCTCGTCTGTCATGCTTCCCTCGCTTTCATCATTGCGTCTGCCATGCAATAAGCGCATCGAGCAATTTCTTCTGTGTAGTCTTTATAATTTAAATCATATTGTTCATGACTATCGTCTGGGTTTGCAAACATACCTTGCATAGCCTTTGCCGCAAAATAATCACGCAATGTCATGCCTTTGTCGAAGGCGCTTCCGTGTCCTGCATCATGCAGAGGGAACGCTGCTTTATCTTTATCCATATCACCCCCAAATGTATTTGCTAAACATATAAAAGAAAAACCCAACGATGGCGATCAACGCGCACAGGATGGCGAAGTCACTGAGGTGTGGGTCACGATAGGGTCCCTCGAACACGCCTTCATTGACGTAATGTTTTGGATAGGCTTCCTGGAGTGTGCGCGGGAACACGCGTGTGGTTGGATGACCCTCTGCTACTTGTGTCTGCATCATGTCTTAGCCTCCGAAGATTTGTTTGAGTAAGTCATACAACTGACGGGCTTGCATGACGGAGAGTTTATTCACAAGGTCATGCGGGTCGAAGTCATCTAATAGTATCAGCGCTGCCCTACGAACGGCTTGCTCTTGTGGGGCAATAGCGGCAAGGCCAGCATCTTGCATAGTCTTCTCGCGCTTAGTTATCTTAATAACCTTGCGTGTGGGGGGTGTAGTTGTCTTGAAGTGTTTGGCTGCTTTGAGTGGTTGATACTCGCTACCTATGGCCACCAAGCGCTTCGTGTAGCCATCCTTTAACACTTGCCCTTGCTTGGATAACTGAGCGCAGATGGATGTGACTGAACCTTCCTTGAATCCTTTCTTTTCTAAGGCTTTTGCCACTTCTGCTGTGGTTTTGTTGGGGTTTGCTTTGATGTAGTTAAAGGTCTCGCGTGAGACATTGTTTGTGGTGGTGAATAAGTGTTTAGCCATTGGCTTCTCCTGTTGTTTAGTGATTTGTTTTTTCTCGTCTTGTTCCCATTGCGAGAGAACATTTGTTAGCGCAGTTTTTATATCTGGCATTTGCTTTCTCCTTTGTGTCTAAGCATATCTCGATTCTCACTTTCTGTCAAACGATTGACAAGTTAGTGGCTACTCTCCTCGACAGCGTCTTCAATCATGTGTGTGGCAATTTCATACCAATTCACATCTGATATGAACGCAAGCGCGTAGTCCACGGCAATGTTGCCATTGCCCCCACCCGCACCATAGATGTAGTTCTCCACATAATCTTTGAGTGCAAGGCTTAACTCGTAGGGGTCTATGAGTTCGGGTTCATCAGACGCACCTTGGTCAAACGGGAAGTCCGACAAGGGATGCCCATCAAATATCTCCAAGTTCACACGCCATGTGGCGTAGTTAGTCCATCCGTTATATGTTTTATCTGTCATTCTGTTTCCTCCTTGATTAAATTTATTGTGGGTCTGTCTTTAAGACCCCCCTCAAACACATCGTCTATGTTTTCATAGACAACGATGCACTCACTTGTGATACCTATCACTCGCCCATCTTCCATGTGCAACACATAAAAGTCAGGATACTCTTGCTCTATCTTGGTTATGAAACTCATGCTTTTGCTCCTTGTTTAATTTGCGTAATCATGCGCCACAACTCTTGGTCTACGCTATCCATAGAGTCAAACGCACCCCAGTCCTCGTCCCATATCGCCAAGAATTCGGCACACTCGCTCGATACCTCTTCGGCTAATGCGGGGTCTATCTTGTCGTCTTGCACTTGCACACTCAAGTCGTATGCGCGTCCAATAATGTCTATCAATCGTTTCATATTCTTCCCTCTATAAAAATCTTTTTACTAAAAACTTGTTGCTCTTCTGAGTATTGGAAATCCTTGCGCGTTGTGTCATACACAGTCACATTTATATGGTATGGCGTTCCTTCCCAATCAAAGAAATTAAAGTCATAGTTGTCTGTGCCATACCACCAGTCCCCGTCTCGCAATATCTCCTCTCTGTTTAGTTTAAAAAGTAAGTCGCACACACGCGCTAGGCGTTCGTCTTTAGTCATTGATTTCATGGCTAAAAATGTTTTAAGTGTCTGTGCATGGTTGTATATGTGCTCACTACTAGCCTCTTCGGGCTCTTCTCTTAGCACCCAGTTAACCACTGCATCTAACGCTTTAATTTCTTTCTCGTTCATTTGCTTTCTCCTTCTAATAATGCGTTGAGGTATTGCGCAACTCGTTGTAGTTCTTCATCACTTACATCTAACTCATGCCCTATGCGTCTCAGCGTATAGCTGTCTTCAAGGGCTATGCGTGCTATCTCTTGTATCAGTATGTCTAAGTCACTCATTTGCTTTCTCCTTAGTTCCAAACAGTCGTTTAAATCTCAAGGCTAAGTGCGCCACAGAATCTGCATCCCCCTCTTCCACTGTTTCAAATAACTGGTCTATTGCGACACGCATACGCGTTATCAGCAACAACTTCTTTGCTTCTTCCTCTGAGTCAAACAAGTTATCCCCGTTCTCGTCATGGGCATATTCCCCTGTGTGTTTGTCACGCACCATGAACCCATCATTGGTTTTAATTACTTCATACATTTGCTTTCTCCTTCATAGTTATACAAGTCCACTACATCACCCACATCTACAACATCACTTATCTTTATGCGTTTGTTTTCTCCATGCCAATAGACTTCATGGTCTTGTGGCATTTCTTTTAGAACCTCAATTAGTTCTGATACCGTTATAGTTCTCTTACGCATTTGCTTTCTCCTCTGGTTTAACGATTATGTCTAGCACCTTGGGCTCTTCGCCCCAGCACCCGCGTTGTTTGTCCATTTCGAACCATGCTTTGCGAACGGCTTGGTCTACGGCAGAGTGCTCGTGCTCTGCTTCAACATCCACCCAAACATAGTAAGACAGGCGCACCTGTATCTGATACTTTTTCATTTGCTTTCTCCTTTGGTTTAAAAAACGAATGGGGTGAACCCACCCCATTCAGCACTAACACTGGTCGTTTACATCATGGCGGGCAACAGAGGGCGAGTTGTCTCGTTCTTGTAATACCACTCCATGTAGTAGCACATCACCTCGGCTACAACGGACGCAGACTTGCCGTCACGCACGAAGTCATGCAACGCAGCGAGGTCACAGTCAAGCAACGCCTTGTAGACATCTTGCTCGTAACTCACTAGGTCATTGATGGTTGTGTAGCGTGTGGCGATGGGCGACATCTCGTTGTAGACGGTGTTGATGAATGTGATAGGGAAGGTCTCAAGGTATGACTCGACAGTATCGACATCGCACTCGTTGAGTGCTTGGCACATCTCGGCAGATGTAACAGCGTCCTCATAGTCATCGTCTTGCCACTGTGCGCTATGCGCAGACACAGGCTTGTAGTCGAGAGACTTGCTTGCGAACGAGTTGTTCCATGTCTCCATCTCCCACTCATCGTCCATGTAGTTGTTGTATGCGCTGTTGTAGTTGGCATAGTTGTAGTGCTTGCTGGACTTGTAGTAGTTGGGGATGAGAGTCGCTGGCTTCCATGCATATGTGTTGCTGAACCACAGACCATCGTGCTCGATGCCTTGGTCATAGTTGACATGAGACATACGCCCATCGCCGTCCATGAACACGAAGCGGTTGTCACCGATGAAGTCAGCAAGCAAGGTGAGGAAGCCCTCGGTATGCACGAGATTGGGCGCGTCATGCACAGCATCTTTGAGATAGTCATTGATGAAGTGCCAAGTGTCAGACTTGGAAGTGTCTGCACTATTACCCGTATGCAACACGCCGTTGTGCATCATCGCAACATAGCCCGTGACGACATCGTATGGATGGCAGTTGAGCATGTCGGTGTCGCCATGCGTAGTCCAACGGAAGTGGATAGCAAGTTCGCGCTCGTCACTAGGTAACTTGCGGATGAACGCTGTGGCATCGTTGACATTCTTGGGGAGTGTCTTGACAACTTTGAGTCCCTTGGCTGTTGCATACATGATGCCAATACCATCGGGGTTGGATGAATAGATTTCGCCGAGCATACCTGCTGTGTCGAGCAGAGTTGAACGAATCTTGGATGACTGACCTGTAATGATTAAACACATAATAAATACTCCTGATGGTTATTGAAATTAAACGGACTCGACTGCGTCACGGCACTGTGACTCGGCAGTAACCTTGGCTGAGCGTCTACGCACGCCATACCAATCGGCAAGGTTGGGATACTGACTGGAGACAGTCTTGAGATACTTGACGAAACTGATTTGATTGAGGTCACGCCACGATGCGACACGACAGAAGCACACACACGCATGGGTGAACTCTATCTGCGCCAACATACGCGTCTTGCTGAGAGATGCGCGAAAGATACGCAACTCGACAGTGTCATAGCGACCGCCATATGCGGTGGTGCTAGTCAAACGCTTGGACTCTCTAGCGCTCAAGTTCTGCAGATTGACCATGCGATAGCGCTCATGCGACTTGTCCTTGACTGCCTTCTTGGGATTGACAACAACCTCTTGGCGCTCGGACGCGCAGTAACTGCGGGCTTGGTCATCGGTGTGTGGATGACGACCTGCAATCTTGCGTATGAACTCGACATTGGTATCGCTGTTGATGAGCATGATGAACTTGCCGAGAGTCATCTGCGTGAACGCACGAGAGTCGATGTGCACATGCAGACCGCAACGCTTGGTATCCCATGCACGATAGTGCGACTTGACATCCCAGCCCTTGAAGCGTCTGATGTGCTCGGCAAGACCACGCGGGGCAGTAACAATCTCTAAGCCAAGATGACCCAGCGAGCCGTCAGACTTACACACGCAATACTCTTCGCCCAGTTGGGCACGCACATCCTCGACTGCATCGTTGACATAGTGTCCGTCTGTAGTCTCCATCTCGAACTCGATACCCATGAGGAAGTCACCATGCGGAGACGACTGGATGGTCAAGTCCTTGCTGAGAAAGTTGAGCACATTGGTGCTGTAAGACATGAGTCCATCGGAGTCTTGACTGTCGTCATCCTCGTCATACTCATCCTCATCATACGAGTAATAGCAACCATCGCGCTCGTGGTAATACGCATCGTCTCGTGACCAATACTCGTCACGATTCTCGACATACACAGCGTCATCCTCGAAGCATTGACGACACCATGTGTCACTGCGCACATTTTCTGTGTTGTGGTCATACTCAAGATGCCCGCAGTCGCAATGCGTCAGACCGAGATTGACTTTACTGCTGATGCTGTCATACAACGCAACGGCATCGACCCCTGCCCTGTCGCATCTGTCCATGAGGAACTCATCGACTGGCGTGCTGTCACCATCTTGCTCGACTTGGGCAACTAACGCACCGAGGTCACGATACAACGCACGAATTGCCATGTAGTTTTGCGGATACACATTGTTGCCATGCCAGTCAAAGTATTCGCGCTGGTGTTGCTTAGCATTAAGTCTAAACACCATGTTGCTGTAGATGCGGTTTGAGTTGCCGTTGTTACACGCTTGATAGAACGCATAAATTATCTCTTTATACATCTCAATACCGACAGTGCGCAAAGACTTGGCTTGCTCAGGCGTGAACTGCGTGACGATGAGCGACTTGGGGTATGGGTCGTTCAAACACATGACTACCTCTTCAGCAGTCCTGCACCCGAGCACTGCACGATGGCGTGTCTCGAAGTAACGCGTAAAGCGTGGTGGATTGTGGATACTCTCACTGAACACGCCATGATGACAAGTAGGCATGATGCGTGTGTATGAGAAACGATGACCGATTTGACCGATGATGACGCGTTCTGTTTGCTCGTCATTTTGGTCACGGAAAGTTACATAGAAAAGTTTCATTTAATATCTCCTGATTGAATGAATGGGGACAGATGTCCCCGATGAATGGGGTATGCCTACCCCTTTGGTTATGCGTTGGTGTCCTCCTTTGGATATAAAACTTCGTTGTCGGGGTCGTCAACCCATAGCGTTTCTGTCACATCATTCACATAGCATCGGCTTGCGTTTAACTCATCGGATAACCAGTCAGTCGATGCGGTGATGTTGTGTGTTATTGCGTCTGCTTCATCGCAGTCAGGGTTATCGACATTGTCAAACTCCAACACGATGTGCACACGAATACCTTTTGCTTTTACTTTCATACTGTCTCCTTATTGCGGTTGTTGATTGCATCGAGTGCTTCCTCAGCACAGGCAAGCCATGCGTGGGGACTGATAAAGGCGTTCTCATCTTTAGCATCCTTGAGTGCGCTCTTAACACGCTCTGCATAGTTGGCTATTGACTCAATGATGAAGGCTTGCATGAGCACGCCTTGTTTGCTGTAAGACATCATCTCGGTTACGAGTTCAATGTTTGTTTTGTGTTTCATACTGTCGCTCCTTGAAATGGTTTCTTTTTAATTGCTTCCAATAACTTGTCGACATACGCGATGTCGTGAATACTGGATTTAATTGACGCATCTATCTCATCAAAGTATTTAGACTCAGGCGTGTCGTCCCAATCGAGGTCATACATTGCACTTTCTAAACACACCCAACAATCTTCCCAGTTTGATTCGTAACTGCACCCATACCTATAAGTCAGCGTGTAACGCCCGATAGGAATCTTGACTACTGGTGCGTTTTGTTTCCACGCCATTACCTGGTCTGCATATGTCATTGCACTTCTCCTAATTCAATTTCACGGACTGGGTGATAGAACACAATGACAAAGTCATAGTGCGCGCCTAAGATTTGTTCGCCTTCCTCGAACACATAAAAAATATCCTTGCCTACATCGTCAAGAATCTCATCACGCATAGAGTCGCTTGCCTGTTTGGGCATGACGACACAACGCTTCTCAAAACTCTCACGGGTATCTTTCCAATACCCCTCAACTATTACTACTTGCGCTTTCATATTGTTTCCTTTGTTAAAAGTTCATCGGGAATATCTACTGTGTCACCTAACTTGCTTGCTACATAACAGCGCATCGCTGCGACGAGTGGCGTCCTACCATATTCTTCAGAAACTGCTGAGCCTTCGATGCGAGTGGCAACCCACCAATCTGTGCCTGTTTTGTGTTCGATGGATATGCACTCACGCTCGATGATTACGCCACCTTGCGCCCAGTTGGTTGAAGGATGGAAACCATTTTGGTAATTTAATTTGATGAACGCTTGACTCCATGTAAGAGCCTTGACTACCGCCCAGTCAAGGGCGTGTCCTACTAAGTCATATGTGCTTTGTTTCATACTGTCTCTCCTTCAACAATTTCAAAACGGCTGGCATCCCATTCGGCGGGCATGCCCTCGATGTAATACACCTCTTCTTCGTTGGGTGTTATTTCTCCCTTGTCTTTGCCACGCGTGTTGACAAGACCGATGGTGTTGGGTGCGCTGACACGACTCACGCCATACACCTGCCCCAATTCCAAATAGTCATAACTGTCACTAGCGTCTATGCACTTAACTTTGAATAAGACTTTTAACATTTGCTTTCTCCTTGTGGGCTAGTTTCGGGAAGGTAAACGGCATCGCCCAACATAATGCTGTTTACCGAATGGGGACAAATGTCCCCGTTAAAAATTTACAAACACTGGTTGTTTACGGGCTTAAAGCCCATGACTCTTTGATACAACTCGTCACGCAAGAACTCTCGGTCACATGTGTCACCCCCTGCCCATGTGTGTTTGTGCTTGCTCATAAGCACACGCCCTAAGTCCAGCGTGATGCTGATATCTCTCTTGGTTAAACACTTGCCTTCACGCTTGTGCGGGTATAACCCGCCTTTGCCATAAAAACTGTGGATGTATTTAACGAACTCTGCTTTACTTCCATGCATACCATTCCTCCTTGTTGTTTAAAAAAATCCATGCCATGTGACGGGCAGGGCTACGCCCTCCTTGGTGTCTCTTATCCACACCAATGCTTGTTCAATGTTAGACACAGTCAGTTGTCTGTGCTCTATAAGGTCTGCTTTGCCCTCGATACGAGAGGCGTTGAGTTTTTGTTTAGCCACCTCAAGTTCCTTTTGTGTGCGTATGAGTAGGCGTGTGTGCAGTTTCGCCCACAGGGTCTTGGGTATCGTGCGCTCGAACGGCAGTTTCTTCTTTGCCTTGGGTTTGTGCGGTATCGCATCAAAGAGCGCAGTTATTTCTAACTTTTTCGTGGGCGTAATCCAGTCTGTCCAATGCACGCCCTTGTTCGGGCGATTCATCGCCTCGGCTATCTGATACGGCGTGAACTCACGCGCACGCTGAGCCAGCGTCATCTTGCCAATCGTGGCATCAAGAAGCGCCCAATATTTACGCAATGCCAAGTCACGCTCAGCACCGCCGTTGTAATTCAAAAGAGACGCAACTTGCTTGCGCTCATACTTTAGCGGAGTCATTAGTTCTTCCCACATCCGTGTGTGTTGGTGATTCCTCCCACGCTCGACACGAAGTTGGTGCTTTTGTTCGGCAACAATGCGAATAATCTCTGCGCGTGCAGAGGGGTGGAGTTTTCGCTTTTGTAAACGATTGATGAGTTCGTTTTCTGTGATGTGCATGTAATGTCTGTATCGCAAACGCATGATTAATCTTCCTAGCAGTTAAAGGTCAGACATTTTAGCATGAAGTATCCATGATTCAACCAACTGGCTACCAACTTGGACATGTCGGAGCCCGCATGAACACTAGCGATGGAGCAAAACTGTCCTTGGTGTCTATCATTTTTTACCATGTGCTTAAACTAAAGCCACAAAAGTAAGTCTTTAAAAAATAAAAATAAACACATATATATAAATACCCCTATATATATATATAAATAAAATAAAAAGATATATATTAAGGACAGTTTTTGGCGGATGCTAATGTTCATGCGGGTTGCGGGGTGTCTGAGTTGGTAGCCAGTCGGTCAAATCATGGATAGTGCTGGATAGTAGATACTTTAGTAGTAACGGGGACATTTGTCCCCATTGTTGTTACCAAACTAGGGGTTGTTGCACCATTGTTATGCCTTGTTGGGCTATCCAATGGTCACGGGCTTGCTCGGTTGTGAATACCAGTCCTTGCCCGCCTATGAAGCCTGCGAGGTGGAGCACATACTCACGCCACTTGGGGTCTCCTTTGCCTTTGGTGGGGAAGTAGTCTTGGACTACGAGTGTGCCTTTGGGTGTGGGTATGTTTGCGACTGTGGCAATTTGTTGGTATTTACGCATGATGTTTCCTTACTTGATGAGGGTTGAGAGGAGATAGATGCACAGGAGTTGGAAGGCGACAGAGCCTATTGCCCAGAGGATGTTGTTACGCATGGTCATCGCTCCAGTTGTTGCAGATATAGCCTACGAGTAAGCCCACGATTAAGCCTGATGTCCATAGCAAGATGAGCCAGAGCCAGCCCGTGCCGAACTCATCGAGCCCGCGAGTGCCAATGATTGCGCCGTAGAAGGCGAGCATAGCCATGAACACAATGGCTAGAACTTCTTTTGCAGTAAACATGATGAACTCCTTACTTGGTAAGTGGTTGGGTTTGGGACTTGATTGCCTTCCAGTCTTTAGGCATGGCGTAGGCTGTGCCTGTCTTGGGTTCGGCGGGCGCAAGACGCAAGGTCTTGAGGTTGTAGTTCAATACCAACAGGGCGTTGGGATTGATGCGTTGTCCGAGTTTGAACATGATGCTTCTCCTTGTAGTAATGGGGACAGTTGTCCCCGATGTCGGGCAATATTGCCCCGCAAACCTAGCACGCTAGGCTTGCAGAGTTGACTGCTTATGGGCGTGTGGACACCATGTGGAAACCACTCTTGTTGAGTTTGTCCCAATAGCACTGCGCCACAACGATGTGGTCAAACTGAACGCAGACTGTGTATGTTGCGGGAAAGCCTTCGGCTGGTGAGAAATGGATTGAATACATGGGAATCTCCTGAGTTAGACAAAGAAATGAATTGCGCGGGAGGCTCGCTCCCGCACCGCTTGCAAAGAATGGGGACATATGTCCCCGTTGTGATTAATCTTAGAGTTGCTCTAAGGCTTGCTTGGCGAGAGTCTTGCTCTCGAATAAAGACAAGAAGCGTTTGGCTTCTGCGAGTTGCTTGCGTGTGAATGCTGGCTTTGCAGACGAACCTGCGGTTGCAGGCAGGATTGCGTCGAGCGTGCGAGCCAAAGCCTTGCGACAAGCCTCATACGAATCAGCAGTGCTGTCGAGCACTTGCTTGCCCTCTGCTTTGCCCTCGCCCGCAACGAGTGCGACTTTGTAGGACTTTGCAAAGTAAGGAAGCAACTCGACACGAACAGCCTCACGATTCTTACGGCGACCATAGATGGACTTGAGTCCAGCGTAACCGCTCTCGACAAGAGCCGAACCTGCTTTGATGTCGTTGACATACTTTTGAACTGACATAACTATCTCCTAGTGAATGGGGACATCTGTCCCCGTTGTTGCCACGAATCTGTGGCGGAAGTTGCTGGCTCTCCTCTGAACCAACACCTTCAGTTTGACATTGGTAGGGGAAAAAAAATTTCCAAAAGTCCGTTTTGGGCTAACCCACCATACCCCCACCAACCCTATTGCAAGGCTGAACTGCGTCGTCCTATGAACAGTGTTTCGTAACCACACTTCACATTTCTGTAAAACTAAACTACTACCCCATAAATTTTTATAAAAAATTCCAAGAAACCTTGTCAAACGCTTGACAGCACAAATAAAAAAACCCCGACGCCTGTTGAACGCCGGGGTTGAAGATGGTTATCCCATCAGGAGAAGCAAATGTGCATCCAGACTTGACAACTGCTTGCACACCTACCAGAAGTTAGTATACACTCGCGCTATCGGGAACGCAACCCGCACGCCGTAAGGGATAAATGCTGGAACATTTGGTAGATTTTGAGCCTCCAATCTTGGAGAACAAAGCAAAGGTAGCCACTCCTTTGGAGAAGGTGTCCCCTCAAGAAACGCTAAACGCGCAAGTCAACACAACGGCGTGGCTAGAGAAACTGGGGGTAGATGATGACGACAAGGCTTTGAAAGAAGCCAACGCCAAGGCAGCGCAAAAAGTATTCACCGCGCTCTCCACCAACACGCCGGTGGCGGAAACCAAACACCAACTTACACAAATTAAAACTCCAGAGGCAGTACGCCATCTGGTGGCCATGCTCTCTGCCTATGACTGGGAGTTCGTGGAGCAGGCTAAGAACCTGCGCGGTATGGCTGTGGCCAAAATTTTGGAAGAAACAAACCATCCAGACGCTAGAGTGCGGCTCAAAGCATTAGACATGCTGGGGCGGATCACAGAAGTTGCCCTATTCACCGAACGGGTGGAGGTCAAGAAGGCCGACATGTCGGACTCAGAGATCGACAAAAAGATCAAGGAGAAGCTCAACAAATTTATGGGGGTCGTGGACGTAGAGGATGTGACAGAAATAACCCCCGACAAAACCGACATAAGCCCAGAAGATGAACTTCAGCAGCCTAAACCTGACGCAGTCTGAAGCCAAAGCGCTCCAGTTAGCCCTGCCCAAGATGTCGGTGCAGGAGAAGATCGAGTTGATGGACATGCTGGAGGAGCGCGAGCGTCGTGCGTCGCTCTATAACGCCAGAGAATACATCCTGGACTTTGCAAAACACGTTTATCCGGGCTTTAAAGTGGGGCCACAGCACAGGAAACTGGCAAAAATCTTTGAAGACGTGATCTCCGGCAAGAAAAAACGCGTGATTATCAACATCGCGCCACGTATGGGTAAGTCAGAATTCAGCTCTTACCTGTTTCCAGCATACTTTCTAGGTAAATACCCTAATAAAAAGATCATCATGGGTACGCATACCGCCGGTTTGTCTGAAGATTTTGGACGCAGAGTTCGTAACTTGATCGACACGGAGGAGTATCGTGAAATCTTCCCCTCAACGCATGTGGCTGACGACCAAAAAGCCGCCGGAAAATGGTCTACGTCTGCCGGTGGACAGTACTACGCGGCGGGTGTCGGCGGAGCGCTTGCTGGGCGCGGCGCTGACTTATTCGTTATTGATGACCCGCATTCAGAACAAGACGTTAAAGTAAATTCTCGTCTAGCGTTTGACACAGCGTGGTCGTGGTTCCAGACGGGCCCGCTGCAGCGTCTGATGCCCGGGGGTGCGATCATCGTCATCATGACCCGTTGGTCGCTTCTTGACCTAACAGGACGGCTTATTGACTACCAAACGAAGAATCCTGAGTCCATACCGTGGGAAATTGTGGAGTTGCCCGCCATATTAAACGAGGGCACGGACAACGAGAAGTCTCTTTGGCCAGAACAATGGGCGCTAGGCGCACTAAAGGCTACGAAGGCTAGTATTGACCCACGATACTGGAACGCGCAGTACATGCAGCAGCCCACATCGGACAACAGCGCAGTCATATCTCGCAAAATGTGGCGTATTTGGGAGCCAGAAAACCCGCCTATGTGCGACTACATCATCCAGTCTTGGGATACGGCGCACGAGGTCAAGACAAACTCCGACTACAGCGCGTGTACTACGTGGGGCGTGTTCTACAACGAGGAAGAAGGACACAAGGCGCAGATTATTTTGCTCGATGCGTTCAAAGACCGCATGACTTTCCCCGAGTTAAAGCAGATAGCGTTCAAACACTACAAAGAATGGGAGCCTGATGCGTTCATTGTGGAGAAGAAGTCTGCTGGCGCACCACTGATCCAAGAGTTTAGAGCGATGGGTATCCCAGCGTGGGAGACAAACCCTAGCCGTGGCAACGACAAGATGGTACGATTGAACGCGATTGCGGACTTGTTTGCATCTGGCATGGTGTGGGCACCGGATACGCGCTGGGCGCGTGAGGTGATCGAGGAAGTTGCGGCGTTCCCAGTTGGAGAGCATGACGACTTCGTTGATACAACATCCCAAGCACTGATGCGGTTTAGACAAGGCGGGTTCATATCGCTCGATACCGACGAGAAAGATGAGCCGATAATTTTTAAACGTAGGCAGCACGCTTACTACTGAGGACCAACATGGCAACCAACATCGACAAAGCGCTATACACACAACCGCAAGGACTTGAGGACTTGGCGCAAGAGCAGCCAGAAGAATTTGAGATAGAGATTGTTGATCCAGAGGCGGTCAACATCCATACAGATGGGCTAGATATCAGCATCATCCCCGGTGAAGATAAAGATGACTTCAACGCCAACTTGGCAGAAGAAATGGATGAAAGCGCAATGGAGTCGTTTGCTGGCGACTTAGTTGGTGATATTGAAAACGACAAGAACTCACGCAAGGACTGGGAGAAAGCCTATACGCAGGGACTCAAACTATTGGGCTTGCAGTATGAAGAAAGAACAGAGCCTTGGAATGGCGCATCAGGCGTGTTTCACCCAATGATTACAGAAGCGGTGGTGCGCTTCCAAAGTGAGACGATCACAGAGATGTTCCCAGCGCAGGGGCCCGTGCGCACAAAGATTATTGGTAAAGAGACTCCGCAGAAAAAAGAAGCTGCGCAGCGTGTCGAGGAAGACATGAACTACCAGTTGACGGAGGTGATGAAAGAGTTCCGTCCAGAGCAAGAGCGTATGTTGTGGTCGCTGCCTGCTACGGGTTCAGCGTTTAAGAAAGTCTACGAAGACCCTAACATGGGGCGGCAAGTTTCTATGTTTGTGCCTGCAGAGGACATCCTCTTGCCATATGGCGCGACAGATATGGATACCTGTTATCGCGTGACGCACGTCATGCGTAAAACAAAGAACGAAATCGTTAAGCTACAGCAAGCAGGGTTCTACCGCGACATTGATTTGCCAGACCCGATGAAAGCGTCGCAAGACGACATCAAGAGAGCCAAAGACAAAGAGACTGGGTTTTCCGATCTAAATGACGACCGTTATGTCCTGTATGAGTGCCATGTGGACTTGGACTTGATTGGCTACGAAGACAAAGACGAAGATGGGGAAGTCACAGGCATTGCTCTGCCCTACGTGGTCACCATCCTTAAAGGCTCAAACGACATACTGGCGATACGCCGTAATTGGAAAGAAGACGATGAGTATCGACTCAAGCGCCAACACTTCGTCCACTACCAATACATCCCCGGCTTTGGAGCCTACGGCTTCGGACTCTTCCACCTCATCGGTGGCTTTGCCAAGTCAGCCACAAGCATCATGCGTCAGTTGGTGGATGCGGGAACACTATCGAACCTCCCCGGGGGCCTCAAGTCTCGTGGACTTCGCATTAAGGGTGATGACACACCGATAGCACCCGGAGAGTTCCGTGACGTAGACATTGGCTCTGGTGCACTGCGTGAGAACATCCTCCCACTTCCCTACAAAGAGCCAAGCGCAGTTTTGGCTGGGCTCCTAGACAAAATCGTAGAGGAAGGCCGCCGCTTTGCGGCTACTGCAGATATGCAGGTCTCCGACATGTCTGCTCAAGCACCGGTGGGCACAACGCTCGCTCTCTTGGAGCGCCAGCTTAAAGTAATGACGGCAGTGCAAGCCCGTCTGCACTACACATTCAAGCAAGAGTTGGGGCTGTTGGCAACGATCATCCGTGACAACGCCAGCCCAAGTTATAACTTTGACCCAGAAAAAGGCACACGCGGTGCACGCCACGAGGACTACGAGAACGTAGATATTATTCCTGTGAGCGACCCAAATGCTGCGACGATGAGCCAGCGGGTTGTCCAGTACCAAGCGGTCATTCAGATGGCGCAGATGGCTCCGGACATTTATGACTTACCGCAACTACACCGCAGGATGCTTGAGGTTCTTGGCATTAAGAACCCAGACAAGTTAATCCCACTACCAGACGACGAGAAGCCAAAAGACCCTGTGTCAGAAAATATGGCCATGCTTCGTATGGAGCCAATGAAGGCGTTCATGCACCAAGATCACGACGCACATATCAAGGTGCACATGTCGATGATTAACGACCCAATCGTGCAGCAGTTGGTTGGACAAAACCCGAAAGCACCAATGATGCAAGCGGCCATGATGGCACACATTGCAGAGCACGTTGGCTACGCCTACCGTGCCAAGATTGAGCAACAGTTGGGTATGCCACTGCCTCCAGAAGACGAGAAGTTGCCACCAGAGATCGAGTTGGCCTTGTCCACCATGATGGCGCAGGCTGCGAACCAAGTGCTCCAACAAAGCCAAGCGCAGGCTGCACAGATGCAAGCCCAGCAACAAGCGCAAGACCCAGTGCTACAGATGCAAGCGCAAGAGTTGGCGATCAAACAGCAAGAGGTGCAACTCAAAGGTAAAAAGATCATGATTGATGCTGCCGCTCAAAAAGACAAACTAGAGTTGGAGCAAAAGAAGTTAATGCTCGATGCTGCCGAGAAAGCAGACAAACTTCGCGCTACTCAAGGCGAGGATCCGGCAATTGCCGCCGCAAGGGCACAACAAGAACTCGCGGCTATGCAGTCTAGAACTGTGATGGCAGCGCAACAACACAATCAAACACTGACGCATAAACAAGAGGTGCACCGTCAGAACCTAAAACATCAGCGTGAGCAAGCTGCTATTCGTGCCGAGTTGGCACGCAATCAAACCAAGGAGAAGCCTAACAAATGATCGATGAATTCGCACGCGTATTGCGCGAAAAAATACGTACCGATATGAACAACTACACAGATGACATGGCCAATGGCAACTGTCAGTCGTTCGACCAATATCAAAAACTCTGCGGGGTGATTCATGGTCTAGCCATCGCAGAGGCTTACTTACTTGACCTTGCAAAGAAAGTGGAAGAAACAGATGAGTGAAATACTCCTGCCTCCCGGTATTCAACTACCGCCGTCCATCCAACCATTGGATGCACCCGAGCCGCAAGCTTCAGAGGAAACAAAAGCCTCCGCACTTCCGGTACCCACAGGCTACAAAATCCTGTGTATCGTCCCTCCAGTTGATGAAAAAGTAGCGGGCACATCACTCGACTTAGTTCGAGATGCAACGACCCTGCGTCAAGAAGAACACGCCACCACGGTGTTGTTCGTTATGCGTATAGGGCCAGATGCGTACAAAGACAGCAAAAAGTTCCCTACAGGCGCTTGGTGCAAAGAAGGCGACTTCGTCTTGGTACGTACGTACTCCGGTACGCGATTCAAGATATTTGGAAAAGAGTTCCGCGTCATCAACGATGACCAAGTGGAATGTGTTGTGCAAGACCCTCGCGGTGTAACCCGCGCTTAAAGGAGCAGATATGGCCGGAGAACAATTTAAGTTCCCTGACGAGATTGAGGATAAAAGCGTAGACATTGAAATCGTCACTCCAGACGAAGATGATGTTGAAGTCTCCATCATTGACGACACCCCCGAGCAAGATCGTGGGCGTAAACCGTTAGACAGGGAAGTAGAAGACCCAACTGACGACGAGATTGAGCAGTACACCCAAGGCGCGCAAAAGCGTATCAAGGAGTTAACACACGCTCGTCACGACGAACGCAGAGCCAAAGAAGCCACCTTGAGGGAAAAGCAAGAACTTGAGGTTCTTACACAGCGCTTGTTGGAAGAAAACAAAAAGCTGCGCCAAAACGTCAACACGGGCACCGAACAGTACACGCAGATGGCTAAAACCGCTGCCGAAGCTGAGCTGGAGAAAGCCCGCCGTGACTACAAAGCTGCACAGGAAGCGTTCGATGCGGATGCCATCCTTGCCGCCCAAGAGGCGTTGCTCGAAGCCAAGATGAAAATGGAGGCTGCGAAAAATTTTCGACCAACCCCTTTACAAGACGAAAATTTTGAGGTACAAACTACACCACAAGAACCGCAACGTGTTCAACCGGACGAAAAAACCTTGCGCTGGCAAGCAAAAAACCAGTGGTTCGGAGCAAACGGGTTCGAAGAAGTTACCAGCTACGCACTAGGGCTGCATCAAAAGCTAGTCAACACCGGGGTAGACCCCCGCTCTGATGAATATTTCGAGCAAATCGATGCTCGCGTGAAGTCGAAGTTCCCTGAAGTTTTCGGTGGTAACGAAGACAGGCCAAGGTCCGGTGAGGCTCCAAGAAAACCTGCCTCGGTGGTTGCGCCTGCGACGCGTTCGACAGGTAAAAGAAAGATTGAGTTAACGAAAACCCAGTTGGCGTTAGCACAAAAGTTCAAATTAACCCCTAAGCAGTATGCTGAACAAGTATTAATATTGGAGAATCAAAATGGCTGAAAACCGTACCCCTCGTGACACATTGACACGCGAAAAAAATGTTCGAATGGTCTATAAACCTTCGAGCTCGTTGCCAGACCCGACGCCTGAGCCCGGCTATGTATATCGTTGGATTTCAACGCACATAAATGGACAGGCACACCCTACACACGTATCAAAAATGATGCGCGATGGTTGGGAACCGGTAAAAGCAGCGGACCATCCGGAACTGATGATTGTTGGTAATGCTCAGACAGGCAATGTCGAAATTGGCGGGTTGATGCTCTGCAAAAACACCGTTGAAAAAGTCGCTGCCATGAAAGAGTATTACGAGAACCAAGCGCAGACCCAGATGGAATCAGTGGACAACCACTTCATGCGAAATAACGACCCGCGTATGCCGTTGTTTGCCGACCGCAAGTCGTCGACCAGCAGAGGAAGCGGATTTGGTACAGGTTCTAAATAAAGGAGTCTTAAATGGCTTATCCCTCAGTGGACAAGACGTACGGTTTTAAGCCAGTCAACCGACTGGACGGACTACCATACGCCGGAGCGATCCGTCAAATCCCCGTAGCGCCAGCTTACGCGACCGCTATTCTTAATGGCGATACCGTCAAGATTGATACTAACGGTTACCTCGTCGCTAACAGCACTACTAACTCTGGTGACAGCGTAGGTGTGTTGGTTGGATGCCAGTATGTGAACGCGAACGGCCAAACTGTTCAAGGTCAGTACTACCCAGCCGCTGCTTCTACGACTTCTGCAATGGCCTTTGGCTATGTTGTGGATGATCCCAACGCCGTGTTTAAAGTAGTTGCCACCAATGGTCAAACCACCACCCCCAATCCGTTTACCCGCGCGATTGTTGGTGCCAACGTAGCGATTTCTGTTGCTACAGGTTCTACCGTCACTGGTGATTCGTACTATGGTATCGACGGAACTTCCGCCGCTACTACTAATACATTACCCGTTCGTGTAATTGATGTTGTGCCCGATACTGCTACTGGCCCTGCCGGTGTGTCTACCACGACCTATTACGAGTTCTTGGTCAAGTTCAACTTGCACCAGTACACCGATACCACCGGTATCTAAGGAGTAATATAAATGGCTATTTCACGCGCACAACTACTTAAAGAACTGCTCCCCGGCTTGAACGCATTGTTCGGTCTTGAGTACGCCCGTTACGGCGAAGAGCACAAAGAAATCTACGAAACAGAGAAATCTGAGCGTAGCTTTGAAGAAGAGACCAAACTTTCTGGTTTCTCTGCTGCTCCTGTTAAGAACGAAGGTTCTGCAATCCAGTACGACAACGCACAGGAAGCATTTACCGCACGTTACACACACGAAACTATCGCCCTTGGCTTCTCCATCACTGAAGAGGCTGTAGAAGATAACTTGTATGACAGCTTGTCTGCACGTTACACCAAGGCTCTGGCTCGTGCTATGGCTTATACCAAGCAAGTCAAGGCAGCTTCTGTTTTGAACAACGGCTTCTCTTCTAGCTACCTCGGTGGCGACGGCGTGGCTTTGTTCTCTACAGCACACCCCTTGATCTCTGGTGGCACCAACAGCAACCGTCCTTCTACCAACGCTGACTTGAACGAAACTTCTCTTGAGAATGCCGTCATTCAAATCGCTGCTTGGACAGATGAGCGTGGTCTGTTGATCGCTGCTAAGCCACGTAAGTTGGTCATCCCACCAGCGTTAATGTTCGTTGCTACCCGTTTGTTAGAGACTAACCTCCGCGTTGGTACTACTGACAACGATATCAACGCGCTCAAGAACAATGGCTCTATCCCAGAAGGGTATACAGTCAACCACTTCTTGACTGACACTAACGGTTGGTTCTTGACAACTGACGTACCTAACGGCTTGAAGCACTTCGAGCGCACTCCATTGAGCAATTCAATGGACGGTGATTTTGATACGGGCAACGTCCGTTACAAGTCCCGCGAGCGTTATAGCTTCGGCTGGTCTGATCCATTAGGCGTATTCGGTTCACCCGGTTCGTCCTAAAAAAAAACGGAAAGGGAGCCTTGTGCTCCCTTTTCTTTTGGTGTATATTGCACCAACCGAGATTCATCGGTGTACCAAGCAGGCTCGGCTGACCTCATGCAGATTGATACACCTTAACGCATGGAGAAAATCTCATGGGATTTGCAACGCATCTAGGCCCTTGGTTGTTGGGCACTGTCAAAAACACCACAGGCTCTACAGCCGCTACAACACGTAACACAGGCTGTACTGTTGTTTCTCAATCTGTTAATGTTACTTATGACACATTAACCGGTAACGCAATTTCTATCCCCGCAGGCTCACAGATTGTTGACATTAAAGTTGTCACGACCACAGTGTTTAGCGCGGCGACTACTTGTAAACTGTCTATTGGTGGCACAGATTTCACCACTACAGGCACAATTACCAACGTAGGTAGCGCGGCTCTAGGTGCAAATGCAACCACCCCCGGTGGTTGGTTGAACGTCGGTTCTACTGACACGTTCATTACCTACACTTTGGCAGGAACTTCACTGACTACTGGCGCTGCAACCATCGTTATCACATACGCTGTACGTGATGCAAGCGGCAACCAAGCACAACCTGCTAGCCAACAATAATTGATCTCGGGGGTTTCGGCTCCCGTTTTTAAAGGAGATTAATTATGATGCAGACAGATGTTAAAGGCGCGGATTGCCCAGCAAGCACTGCTACGACTGTCTATGACGGACGCACTCGTTTTAAAGGTATTTGGTATAGCGCATCTGCGGCTACTACCATTGCTATTAAAGATGGGGCTACCACGTTGTTTACATTCACAATAGCAGCGGCTTCAACAAGCAGTATTTGGATTCCCGCCGAAGGAATCTTGTGCTCTACAAGTCTTATTGTGACCCCCGGCGCAAGCGTAACTGCGGTAGCTTTCTATGGCTGAGTCTAAAAAGGCGGTTCTGGCAGGCAGAAAACTGTTTATCGGTATTCCTTGCTACGACGGTAAAGTCAACGTCAAAACGGCGTATGCGCTGGCTCAGTTGATGCCAGAAGCTATGCGCTTGGGCGTGGCTATTACTTTGTCTGATATTTCAAACTGCTCCATCATCACTATGGCGCGTAACTCGCTGGTGGCGGAGTTTTTGAAGACAGACTGCACAGACCTGCTTTTTATAGATGCTGACGTAGTTGCTACGCCAGAAGACATCCTGCGCTTGCTTGCGCAGGGTTCAGATAAAGACATTGTGGCTGGGGCATACCCACGTAGGGCTAGAGACAAAAAGTTCTTCACAGACCTGTATTGGAATGATAAAGAAGATTTGGAGTTTGATGGCTCTCTCATGCGCGTCAAGCGCGTGGGTACAGGGTTTATGCTTATCCGCCGTCATGTGATTGAGCAGATGATTGACGCTCACCCAGAGTGGTCATACACAAACAACGTAACAGGCAATAAGGTCTCGGCTATATTTGACTTTGCGATTGTGGAAGACCGCTACGTAGGCGAAGACTATTTGTTCTGCGACAGGGCTACCCAGATGGGGTTCAAGGTCTACATCGATGTGGACATCAGCTTGCCCCATATTGGCAGCGAAACATTCACCAACAATTTCCGCGAGGAAGTTGTTATCCCCTTGCTCAAGGGCATACGGGAGTCTCGTTTGAAAGTTGTAAATGGCTAAAACACCAGCATGGCAACGCAAAGAAGGAAAGAATCCCAGTGGCGGATTGAACGCCAAGGGGCGAGCCTCTTACAACGCAGCGAATCCGGGCAAGCCGGGTCTGAAGAGACCTCAACCGGAGGGCGGCTCAAGGCGCGACTCTTTCTGCGCTCGTATGAAAGGCATGAAGTCGAAATTAACGAGCGCCAAGACCGCAAACGATCCCAACTCGAGGATTAACAAGAGCCTACGGGCTTGGAACTGCGCCGATGGTGGGTATGTAAAAGCAGCCGATGGAATTGCCCAAAAGGGCAAGACCAAAGGAAGGATGTGCTGATGGAAAACTCGACCTTATGGAGTGCTGGGTTATCGTTGCTTTCTGCTTTAATTCTTTTATGGGTTAACAGCGTGAACAACGAAGCCAAACGCATATCCATTCTTCTTAGCAAGACCAGAGAAGAGAACGCGGAGAAGTACATGACCAAAAACGAGGTTCATGGCGAAATCAACCGCGTGCTAGATAGGCTCGACCGTCTTGAGAATAAGATAGACCTGTTTATACGGGAGCAAAAGAGTGCCCTCAACTAGTAAAAAGCAACACAATTTCATGGAGGCGGTGGCGCACAATCCATCGTTCGCCAAGAAAGTAGGAGTCCCGCAGTCTGTGGGACAAGATTTCGCAACCGCCGATAAAGGCAAAAAATTCGCAAAAGGAGGCCGTATGGCTGGAAAAATGAACGCAGGTTTTATGGCAATGATGGCTAAGAAAAAAGGTGCATCTAAAGACATGCCAACCAAGAAAATGGCCTCTGGCGGGTATACCCGTGCGGCTGACGGTATTGCTCAAAAAGGCAAGACTAAAGCCAAGCAGATCAAAATGGCTTACGGCGGTAAGTGTTAATACATGAGGCCAAGTCGCGGTATGGGAGCCGTCGCTCCCAGCAAAATGCCTAAAGGCGTGAAAAAAGCACGTCGTGACAACACTGACTTTACACAGTTTAAAGACGGTGGGAAGGTCAACGCTGCGGGTAATTACACAAAGCCTAGTCTTCGCAAGAAGATTGTGTCTCAGGTAAAAGCCGCAGCCACTCATGGTACAGGTGCAGGTCAATGGTCAGCCCGCAAAGCTCAGCTTGTTGCTAAGAAATACAAGGCGGCAGGTGGGGGTTACCGAGATTGAAAGCGCCACAGCAATCCTTAAAAGATTGGGGTGACCAGAAATGGAGGACCAAAAGTGGAAAACCGTCTAGTAAAACAGGTGAGCGATACCTTCCAGAAGCTGCGATCAAAAGTCTCAGCCCTGCTGAGTACGCTGCGACAACGCGTGCGAAACGCGCTGGCAAAAAAGCCGGAAAACAATTCGTAGCACAGCCTAAGAATATTGCAAAGAAAACAGCGGGATTTAGATAATGGCTGAAAAATGGATACAGAAAGCGATCAAGAAGCCCGGCGCTCTGCGCTCCGCGCTTGGTGCGAAAGAAGGCAAGCCGATTCCAGCAGGCAAACTAGCCAAAGCAGCCAAAGCCCCCGGCAAATTGGGTCAACGCGCTCGTTTGGCGCAGACATTAAAGAAAATGAAGTGACATGGCGTACACCTCCGGAACCGCATCGTTCAATCTAGACCTCTCTGAAATAGTGGAGGAAGCGTTCGAGCGCGTGGGTTCGGAGTTGCGCACAGGCTATGATTTGCGCACGGCTCGTAGGTCTTTGAACTTGTTGTTTGCGGACTGGGCTAACCGTGGGGTCAACATGTGGACGTTTGAGCAAGACGTCATTACCCTAACCCAAGGCCAGCCAACATACGCACTGCCAGACGATACGGCAGACATTTTGGAGCACGTCATTCGCACGAATGCCAACACCCCATCAACGCAAGCCGACCTAACCATCACGCGTATTAGTGTTTCTACCTACGCCACAATCCCCAACAAGTTAACCCAAGGCCGTCCAATTCAAGTGTGGATTCAGCGTCTTAGCGGGCAGTCTTCTGTGTTGGCAGGTACTTTGGCTGCAACGATTACAGCCACGGACACATCAATCCCTATCAGCAGTCTTGTGGGTGTGCCCAACGCAGGGTTCATTCAAATTGGCAGTGAGTTGATTGGGTTTAACGAGTTTTCTGTTGCCGATGGTGCTACACCAGCGTATCTTTTGAACTGTACACGTGGACAGCAAGGCACGACGGCAGCAGCCCACACTTCTGGCGCAGCAATTAGCCTAGTACAAAAACAAAGCATCACAGTCTGGCCTACGCCAGATGGCTCACAGACATACCAGTTCGTGTACTGGCGCATGCGTCGCGTGCAAGATGCGGGCGGTGGTGTGAATGTCATGGACATTCCCTTTAGGTTTATTAACTGTCTAACCGCAGGATTGGCGTATTACTTAGCGCTTAAAGTGCCCGGCGGGATGGACAGATTGCAGGTTTTGAAAGCCCAGTACGACGAAGCATGGATGACGGCAGCCGATGAAGACCAAGAACGTGCAGCCATCCGCCTTGTTCCGCGTCAAATGTTCATTGGGGGTAGCACCTAATGGGTAATAGGTTTTCATCCGGCAAGAACTCGATTGCTGAATGTGACCGATGTGGTTTTCGTTTCAAGTTAACCGCGTTACGCAAGGAAGTAATCAAGACCAAAACATATAACCTGCTAGTCTGTTCCTCGTGCTGGGATCCCGACCAACCTCAGTTGCAGTTGGGTATGTATCCGGTAGACGACCCACAAGGTGTACGTGATCCACGTCCTGATGTGAGTTACCAAGTTTCTGGTTTAGGTGCAGACGGTTATCTTGGTGGTGGTAGTCGCATCTTTCAGTGGGGCTGGGCTCCAGTTGGGGGTGCAAGTTTTTTTGATGCAGGAATGACGCCAAATAACTTGGTTTCGACCATAAGTTTGGGTACAGTAGAGGTAGTAACAACTTAGGAGTTGAGAATGGACAAAGCAGATTTAAAACAGGACAAGAAAATGATTGCAGGTGCAGTGCACAAGCATGAAAAAAAGATGCACCCCGGCAAGCCAATGACCAAGTTGGCTAAAGGCGGCAAGACCAATGAGATGATGAAGCAGTATGGACGTGGCATGGCAAAAGTCGTGAACCAACGCGGCGCTTCACGCGGAGGCTAATATGGCTAAAAACAACCTACCGGCATCTGCCTACGCAAAGCCACACACCATGTCTGGCAAGAGCGTAACGGTGTCTTCTAACCCCGGCAAAGAGCCAAACCGTAGTAAAGCTGAAACGCTTGATATGTCTATTGGCGCAATTAGCAAGTCTGCTGGCAACGAAACCGTCAAAACTGACGGCATCAAAATCCGTGGCACTGGCGCTGCCACTAAAGGCGTAATGGCACGAGGCCCAATGGCATGAACTATTCCGAGTTAGTAACTGCGATTCAGACCTATACGGAGAACAACTTTCCGTCTACCACTTTGGCGGACGGGACTACTGTTACTTCCGCAGAGCAAATTAATCGTCTGATTGAGCAGGCTGAGCAACGCATTTACAACTCGGTACAGTTTCCATCATTGCGCAAAAACATGATTGGTGCAATGACGACTGGTCTAAAGTACCTGTCCGCGCCTGATGATTATCTTGCTACCTACTCGATGGCGGTCATTGAGAACTATGGCACAAGCAGCGAGACATACACATATCTATTGAACAAGGATGTGAACTTCATCCGCGAGGCTTATCCAGACACAGGTGCTGCATATAGGGGTTTACCCAAATACTACGCACTATTCGGCCCTACGATTACAGGTAGCACGATTACCAACGAACTCTCGTTTATTCTTGGCCCAACACCAGACGCGGCTTACAACGTAGAGTTGCATTTTTACTATTACCCAGAGTCCATCACTACGGCCACAACAACATGGCTTGGTGATAACTTTGACACGGTTCTTCTGTACGGTTCGCTGGTTGAAGCGTATACCTATATGAAGGGCGAGCAGGATTTGATTACCTTGTATGACACCAAGTACAAGGAAGCACTAGCTTTGGCTAAACGCCTTGGAGATGGAATGGAGCGTCAGGATGCTTACCGTTCTGGTCAATATAGACAGGCGGTGACCTGATGGCCTTCACTGGGAATTGGACTTGCAACACATTTAAAACGGGCTTGATGAACGGCTCGTTTAACTTCACGTCCGGCACTTTCTACATAGCCCTGTACACCAACAACGCTACGTTGGATGCGACTACAACAGCCTACACAACGACTGGTGAAGCCACGGGTGGGAACTATGTAGCGGGTGGTTTGGCTTTGACTGTCTCTCAAGTACCCACAATCGGTAACCAGACAGGTGCTGCCACTTCGTATATTTCGTTTGATAACGCCTCGTGGACTGGAGCCATCACAGCGCGGGGCGCATTGATTTATAAGAGCGGGGATAACGGGGCGATTTGTGTATTGGATTTCGGGGCAGATAAGACCAGCACAAGCACATTCACCGTACAATTCCCAGCCATAACCAACACTTCAGCCATCATAAGGATCGCGTAATGGCACTTGTATATACAACATTAGGTGAAGTTGACGAGGCACTTCTGGAGAAGAAGGAAGGCACGTTTGAAGACGACAACGAATTAACCACTTGGGTGGAGTACTGGAAAGACGGCGCGTTAGTCCATCGTTCTGTCCATGTGACCTTGAAAAAAGCACCGGCGTTTGCGGGTGGCGAACTAACCAATTTCGTATAAGGAGCCATCATGGCAAATACCGCATCTCTTTGCACCTCTTTCCTAGCGGAACTTCTGACAGGAACCCATAATTTTGGCGTTGCTCCTACTCGCGCTACTACAGCCGCAGACACTTTCAAAGGTGCTCTGTACCTAGCGTCAGCAACGTATGACGCATCCACCACGGCGTATTCAACCACGGGTGAGGTTTCTGGTACAAACTACACCGCAGGCGGTGTGACGGTAACTAACGCCACCGTGCCAGCATCAACTAATACGTCGGCAACCGCAGGTACGGCTTACTGGACTCCTTCAGCATCGCTTGTTTACACGAACGTGACGTTGGCCACGGCGTTTGATACGGTATTGATCTACAACTCTACCCAGTCTAACAAGGCGGTTGGTGTATATACATTTGGTTCACAGACCATCACGGCTGGTACGTTTACCCTGACGATGCCTAGCAACACAACATCGACAGCGTTAATTCGCATCGCAACAACCTAAGCGGAGGCGGCATAAAGCCGTAGACCATGTTTGGCATATCCGCTTACGCACAATCCCCGTATGCCTCGTTAGGCACAAACGACATCAGTGTCGCCCTAGCGGGGTTGTCTGCGTCTGCGTATGTTGGAACATTAACGCCTAGTTCTACAGTCGGCCTGACAGGGCTGACAAGTTCTGCGTTTGTTGGGACTGTTTCCCCAGCGTCTTCTTTCGGTTTAACAGGTAACGCGGCATCTGGATACGTAGGAACACTAGCCCCAAGCATAACCATAACCTTAACCGGGCGGACTGCGTCAGGTTTTGTTGGAACTCTTACCGTTGATAAGTCGTATCCATTCCTTGGCGATGCGGCGGTTGCTTATGGTGGTCAGGTTGGCGTTAGCGTAACAGTAGCCTTAACAGGATTATCTGCTTTAGGTTTTAAAGGCACATTATCACCAGAGAAGAGTATTGCCATATCTGGTAATGCAGCCGTGGGCGCTAATGGTTCTTTGGGTGTTGCACTATCCCCCGCGTTGTCTGGTCTTTTAGCGACGGCGTCGCAAGGCACGATGGCTGCGGTTTACTGGACGATTGTCATAGACAGTCAGGATGCAAACTGGCAAAATATAGATGACTCGCAATCTGCTGGATGGGCGTTGGTTGATGACGCCGAAACCGCTGGTTGGGTGTTGATTGATACCGTAGTGAGTTAGGGACACACATGGCACTTGTTATTGCAGACCGCGTTAAGGAAACTACCACGACGACTGGTACGGGGACAGTGACCCTTCTTGGAGCCTCGACAGGCTTTCAGTCTTTTGCCGTAATTGGCAACGGCAACACCACCTACTACACCATCGCTGGTCAGGGCACTTCCGAGTGGGAAGTGGGGGTCGGTACATACACCTCATCAGGGACAACCCTAGCCCGCACGACAGTTTTGGCATCGAGCAACTCAGGCTCTTTGGTTAATTTCAGCGCAGGGACTAAGGATGTCTTTGTGACCTACCCCGCCGAGTACTCGGTGACCAACAACCCCCCTACGCAGAACATTTTGGATCAGGCGTACTTTATGGGATTTATAAACGGATAAACCATGACCACATACACCAACGTATCGTACGGAGTAAAGAACGTAAGCACTAGCGGTTCAACTGTAACGACAGTCGCATCTGCAACAACCTTGGCTGTAGCCAGCCTTGTGGTGTCTAACACCTCTACATCCCCCATCACTTGTGATGTTTACTTTACCCGCTCTGCGGTCAACTACTACTTAGTCAAAGGCGCGACCGTGGCGGTAGGGGGCTCAAACGAATGTATCCAAGGCAACAGAATTATTCTGCAAGCGAGCGATATTCTGGTAGTGGTAGCCAGTGCGTCTTCTTCAGCCGATGCTTGGGTATCAGGATTGACGGTGGCATAACATGGCAGTAATTGGCAACTCTTCCACCCAGCAGGCTTTCACCCCAGCCGTTGATTACTTCAGCGGTAACGGTAGTACGACCGCATTCACGCTGTCTCGCCCAGTCGCGTCTGTGGCGCAGGTTGAGGCTGTAATTGACAACGTAGTACAGAACCCATCTAGCGCATACACGGTATCAGGTAATACCATCACGTTCACATCTGCTCCGTTGAGCGGAACGAACAACATCTATGTACGCTACACAAGCCCAATAACTCAGGTGATTGCACCGGGTCAGGGTACGGTGAACACAACAGCATTAGCAGGGGGCACAGTAACCACAACGGCTGACGCAACCATCAATGGACAAACTGTTGGTAAGGGTACTAATGGAGTATCTGGAAATACAGCGTTTGGCGTAAGTGCTTTAGCAGGCGCTAATAGTGGGTCTGGACTTAATACAGCAGTGGGTTATCAAGCGCTATTAGCAAATACAACGGGTGTTGGCGGTGTTGCTTTAGGTTATGCCGCATTGACCGCTAATACTACAGGGAATTGGAATATAGGTATAGGCATAAATGCACTAATCGGAAATACAACTGGGGCAAACAATGTAGCAATCGGACAAAACGCCCTCCAAGCCAACACCACAGCCTCTAACAANNACACAGCAGTAGGGTATCAGGCGGGGTATACGAATAGTACAAATGTTAATTTTACTGGGCTTGGTTATAGGGCTGGGTATAGCAGTACAGCAGATGACAATACTTGTATTGGTATGGAAGCAGGTTATTTAACCACTACTGGCGGTCAAAATACTTTTATTGGGAATGGCGCTGGATACGCAATCACCACTGGTGCTAGAAATACTATCCTTGGTCGTTATGGTGGTAACGGAGGTGGTCTAGACATCCGCACAACATCAAACAATATTGTGCTGTCTGATGGGGCTGGGAATCCAAGACTGTATTGTAATAGCAATGGTCGGTGGAGTATGAATGGAGGTACAAGTGCCCTTACCCCTGTTTTGCAAATATATAGTGCAACTCAAGACGCAGACCTTCAGTTAGGTTCTACTCAAAATGGAAACGACATTCATTTATATTTAGTGAATTCAACCAGAACTTCTGAGTTGTCTCAAATAAGTAATAATCTTATTGCCCGATGTGGTGGGTCGGGGGGTGTTTATTTATCAAATGGTGCGACTTCTTGGGCAGCATATTCTGATTCAAGATTAAAAAATGTAACAGGAACTTATACAAATGCATTAGCGGATGTAGCAAAACTAGAACCTGTTAAATTCACATGGAAACATGACGAAGATAAAAAACCTTGTGTTGGTTTAATTGCTCAAAGCATAGAAAAAGTTGTTCCAGAAGCGATAGATAAAATTAAAAAAACTGATTACAAAGAAACAGGTGATGAAACAGAATATTTGTCTGTTCGTTATTCCGAACTTATCCCTTTGTTAACAGCATCTATCCAAGAACTCAAAGCCCTCG